GTCGTCAAGTTCAAACTCAGTCTTGGTTACTCGTGTGACCATCGCTCGTTTCATCCTTCACCTCCAATTATACTAAAAGATTTTGGTAGTGTCAAGTAGATTATAGTAGATTATCTACTAACTGTTCCTACCCTTTCTTTTTGGCTTAGGCCAAAAATTTCACCAAGATATCTTTCCATTATCAAATCTACTTTATCCATTATATGTTTCTCCCTGTTGTGAACTTTACTTTATACTCAAAAAGGTCTTTCAATGTGCTGAGACTTTTCCAGAGATAGGTATAGGCCTCATGTATTGTTTCGTATTCCTCATCATCAAAAAAACCATCCCGCCACATTGCTTTCAACGAATTGAGGTTCCTTTCCATTTCATTGTCAAACTTTCTTATACTGGAAACCATATTGGCCAATGCCATCGGGGCGCTTGCCTCATTCATCTCATATTGTTTCGATTCTGGAAATGTGACATCGCCGGTGAAGGTGGTTTCAACGGAACCGCTGATATACTTGTCCATCAGTTGATAGGCCTTTTTGGTTTTCTTCTTGGCCTGATAAAACTCCGGAAACTTTTTCCTGAGCATATCGTCAATTTTCTCTTCCTTGCCCATTTTTCCACCCTCTATTTCCGTGTTCATTACTTCATCCCCCTCTCGATATCAGCAATAACTTGCCAGATTTTCTTGTAATACTCTTTCTGCGCCTCTTTCAGGGAGATTTTTGGCTGCTCGATAACAGGCTCTTCGACAACCTTTTCCTTTTTTGGTGGTTCAAAGTCCTGGCCTTCATAGATACCATTTACCCAAGACGGGTGATTGGACGGGTCTGTAACCATATCCCAAGTGATGAGATAAAAGTCCTCATTGACATAACCATTCTCATTGACGGAACCGAGGCCTCTGGAAGAAATACCCATTCTGCCTTCTTTGATAAGGGTCTTGGCAATATTTCCCATCGGAGTATCAAGAACTTTTGACCTCCCGATTACATTCGGGCCATCCCAATCAAGCTTTTCAGTCAGAATGGCAATCTTGTCAGGATTGATTTCAGGATTTGGTGGGTGACCAAGTTCGCCCCAAAGGCTCCTGTTCGTCAATCTCTCTTCCAGCTTGCCAATTTCTCTTTCGAGAATATCTTTGGAATATATCCTCTTGTTGTTGTTCTCTTGATCGGCTGTGCTGTAGATGCCAGTAATGTAAAGAGATTTCCCTTTCTGTTCAGACTCCTCCACAATAAACTCAATATTGTGGGAGAGCTCGGTAATAAGCTTCATTTTCTTTTCCTCCCAGTTTCTTTACACGAACAAATAAAATTACTCGTTCCCGGCACCAACTGTTTTCAGAATACGGATAGGTGTGGTCTTGATGACATTGATGACCTGCGCAATTCTCTGATTGTTGGGGAATTTCGTTACAAGTTCGTGTGCGAGAGACATTGCTTTCGCAAACTTTGCTGGTGTATTTGCCATTGTGAGATAGTATTTCAATCTCTTGAGGCCCTGTGTAATACTGCCGGCATCCCTTGTTGGATCGTAGGTGCCTGGTACTGAACTGGCTACAGGCGGATAAAGTTTTTGATCACCGGCTGAAAATTCCTGTGGCTCCGGTTCATCAAAAACTCCTTCCTTCAAATACATATCAATTTTTTCCTCGATCTTTTTCATTTCTTCTTCTTGTCCTCCGCTGGTTTTTGTTTCGGTTTCTCTATATCTTTTGACAAGCCGAGCTTGTTCTTCAGATATTCATTCTTTGCCTGCTTGACAACATCCTTTACTACCTCTTTGGCAGTAATAAAATCGTCATTCTCAAAAGAATCCAAAGCTTTTTTAACGTCTTTTTCGTCCATAACACACTCCTTATTTTTTGGCTGCCTTTTCTCTTTCTCTTTCAGCCTTTGCTTTTTCCTGATAACTCTCGATTCTCTTCTGCAGAGTTTCGATGTGGGCCTGTCCTCTTTTACGGATTTGCTCTTTCCTGTCAGGATCGTCCGTATCCTCCACAGCCCGACTGACCAGTTCACGGGTATCCCGTATCTGTTTTCTCAAAAGGCTAATAGTATCCGAGTAATCAGCTTCCATAAGATATCTTTTCATAACTCTGTTAACTTCCATCAGACACACCTCTGATATATTTATAATTATTTATATATTTTATCAGTCTTTTCTCCTGTTTATAAAATCTATTGACATTTGAATAATATATTTGAACATCTCATTCAATTTTGTATCTTGGTGAGATTCCAGCTGCAAACAAGTTTGAAAATCCTTGTGAAACTGAATTGTATCTTGAACTGTCGAGCCTTTACCTCCCTTTGGTCGCAGCGTTTGAACACCTATCAAAAACTCTTTACCTTCCCTATCAATTCCATAGATGTTTGCATATCCTGAAGATGATAATCCCCTCACTTTTTTTCCTTCCGTATCGAAATCATCATCATCTTCAACATCGGTGCTACTACATTTGACTTCTGAAACTCTTATATGCTTCCAGAAATCCTGCTTATCTTTCTTTGTTTTCAAACCAAGACATTTGGAAAAGGTTTCTGTATTCCCCACAGTCGCAGTATCACCATCTGTCAATCCGGTTATTGTTCTGGTAACCTCCTGACCGTTTACTATTCTCGTAAATCTTTCAACCTGCTTTTCCTTACCTTTTTCTTTAACCGTGACCATCTTCCTTTCCCACGGATTACCCTGTTCATCGTATCTTATTCTACTATTATTTTTCCCCATATTCAATTCAAAATACTTTGCTGGTATTCCACCAACATTGTGCCCGGAAACAATATGACCGTGAAACCTGTCTATAAACAATTTGGAAAAATATTCGTCGCCTTTACCTTTGAGGGCTTTATTCATTTCTTTTCTCGCCTCATTTTGTAGCATATGCTGTTCCTGATATTTCCCGGCCATAGCCTTTTCATCAAATGGCGCAATTCTGCTTGCAACTTTACTCATTTCTTTTGAAACATCAATTGTATCGTCCACTACACTTGCTTTCAATTCATTAACATATGAGAGAAGTATTTTTTTCTCCTCTTCATCAGTCAATGGTGGTTTATATGTTCCTGTTTTACTATTAAAAGTCCGGCCTTTTATAGGTGTATCACCTTCATAATATCTCTTGACTATCGAATTCCAATATTTTGCTGGTTCATCTCCTGTACTTGATTTTTTTATTTCATCTATGAGCTTTTTTCTTTCATTTGGTTTCAAAGCTCTCTGATAAAGTTTATCATATTCTTTGCTGATGACCCCCTCTACTTCTGACTGTTTTTCCTCCAATCTCTTGACAAGTCTATCACAGGCTTTCTTGTAGGCATTATATTCTTTTGCTGAGATTTTTCCATCGTTCAAATCCTCTTCCGCATAAGATAACATTTTTTTGACATTCGATACTGGGCTTGAATTTCCTTGGATATCAGATGTGGATGTCTTATTGGATGTATGAAGAATAACTGCCTTTGGAGGCTTCTGTGAATGATCTATAAGAACTGACATTGTATCAGTAGGATTATCTCCAGCACCTCCTCCCAAAATGACAGATTTATATTTGTTAAATGATACACCATTTACTTCCACTACTCCCATCTTATCGAGAAAATCAACTGTGTTTTGTAAAGATTCTTTACTCCCCCAAACGTGAGAAACTGTAGTGGTCTTTGGATTAAATCCATCCTCTTTCATTACTCTTTTTATTCTTCTATGTTCGGCTTTTGCAGAAATGGCCGCGGCATACGCCGCTTTTTGACTTAATTCCTCTCCATTTTTATAAACAACATCCGTATCTTTTATCTCTTTCCATAGTTTTTGATAAAGTTGGTTTACATTCATATTTGGATTTTGATGGAGATAAGAAAGACAAGTTCCAATACTCGTTTCATTGATAAATGATGATTTATTGCCCGGAGCCTTTGTTCTTCCTTCATATGCCCCCTTCTTTGCGTCACCATCAATTATATCAATTATAGAGCGATCCATACCACCCTTTTCTTTCAGGGTTTTCAAAACTTTCTCTTGTTTTTTGGTCGCCTTTTCCTTCTCAACCTTTTCAACTTTTGCGGCGTATTTTTTGTAAACATCTTCTGACCAAGCTGGGGCGCCGGTTTCTCCACCTTCTCCAAATTGGTCGTGGAAATTGTGAAGAAATTTCGATAGCTCTTCTTGTTCCATCCCCTTTAATAAACTATCAAACTTTTTTGTTTTCTCTTGATCTGTTTCTTTGGATTTGACAATGGAAGAAAATTCTTTATTTTTTATTTTCTTTATCGCGTCTTTCTGGTGATCTGTGATTCCCGCCGGAGACACGGCCTCTTTAGGTTTTTCCTTTTCTTTTCCAAGTTCCTCTTCGTGTTTTGTCTCTATTTTTTTCGCCTTTGAATCTTTTTGTTTGAGTGGAGCCCCAAGATGGCTCGCATATACTCCTTCTGGATATCTATCAAGTATATAATTCTGCTCGCCGGCAGACCATTTATTCCATCTTGCTATTTGTTCCGGTGTAATTTCCTTTTTCTTTTTATCGCTTGGCTTTTCTTTTGCCGTTGTTTTTTCTTTCGGCTTCAACACACTTACAGGCGCCTTTGACTTTGGCTTTGTGGCCTCAAAAAAAATATCAGAAATATTTTCTTTTACGAAGTTTCTAAATTTCATTTATTCGGTTTCTCCCGGCGCTGGTAAAGGGCCAGCTGTTTCAATTTCTCCCTCTCCACCCGTTTCTTCTTCACCACCAAATTCCTCTTCACCACCAAATTCTTCTTCACCACCCATACCGGGCTCTTCTGGTGGTTGGAACAACTTGTCTTTTTCTTTCAGGCACTTTATATTCTCATCAATCTCAGCATCTGTCCAACCAAGATATTTTTTCATCAGGAAGTATTTGGAAAACTCCTGATTTCCAGCAAGGGCATTATAATTGGAATGGCGAACTTCAACAAATCCCTGTTCCAGAGACTCTTTGTAGTGGGAAGGTGGAACCATATTGATTGTAATCATATCCTTTTCCACACCGTACTGTTTCTTCAAACCCTTGAATGACAAGTGCATTAAAAACAGTTCTTTGAGTTCATCACAGAACCTTCTCTGATGTTTCTCAAGAAATTTTGCCCATTTTACTTCGTCACGGGAAATTTCACCAGTATGGGAACCACCAACAACAATTTCTGCCTCTCTCTTTTCCTGACCCGCTGTAACACGGGAAGCTGGGTATTTCAATGCTCGATATAACTTTCGAGCGAAATAATAAATGTCATCCAGTTCGGAGAAACCAGCTGGATTACCACCTACAGTTTCAATGGACGATCCTCTTCCATCCGCGGACTGTGGGAGAAAGAAATTTTCCAGAATGGAAAGAACTTCTGGCTCCTGTGAGAGTTGCCCTGTCTGTGGATCATAGGTCTGTCTCTTGATGAATTTCGTCTTTATCTTCTCGACAAATTTCATCGCCTTGTCTTTAGGCATATTACCAGTATCAATCTTGAAAACAAATCTCTCCGGCGCCCTGATAATACGGTAAATGATTACCGATGTTTCCAGAAGTTTCAGCTGGTTATATGGAACACGGGCCTTTTCAAGGTAACCAAAAACTTCGCCCTTTGTCCTACCATAAATTCCATAGTTGACGTATCCGATCTGCTCGGGATTGAACACTATAACCTTGGGGTCTTTTTCTGCTTCATCCCTCGTTGATGGTCTTTTTACATTTGGTGCGAGATACTGATAGTAATAAAGAATATTGCCGTCTCTTGGATCATAAACATAATCCATTGTTTCGGACGGAAGTTTTTTGATTGTCTGGATGCCCTGACTTGGCTTATTTTTATTGATAACCCTTTCATAATATACTCTGCCATCAATATAATATGTTCTCATAAGATCATCAATAACTTTATCTATATCTATTCTTCTATAAAAAAGTTCGTCAAATTCTTTATAGATATTTTTTATGACATTTTTATTTCCTGCCAGTTTTTCATCAAGTATAGCTAAACTAAAAATCTTATTCTCATTATCTGTCAAAGTGGATTCATTTACAGCGTCCTCGATGACATCCCCGATTTCGGGATATTCTGCCATTCTTCTGTATTCAAGTATTTTTGCGACCTCGGACTCAAAAACCTTGTTTATGTATCGGTTATAAAAGGTATTCAGGTTACCATAACCAAGGGAACCATAACCGGATATGAGAAGATAGTCCTCAACACCCTCTCCTCTTACAGCATCCGCTTCTGCGTGTGTGGGAAGATCACCTTTTCCCACAAACACTTTCATGGATTCATCCAACCTTACATCTTCATCTTTTTTACCAAATAAACGGTCATACCACGCCATCAGATTTCTCCTCTATCAAAGCCTTATCCTGTTCTTCCTGCTTCTTCAATTCCATAACTCTTATCTGTCTTTGTCTTTCTTCAACAAATTTTGTCAGATCAACCCCGATATTTCTTCCTATAACGTGAGCGACAACCTCAGTCCAAACTGTTTCGTTTCTCAAATGTTCCTGCGCTTTTTCCACTCCGACAAGACGATTACTCAACTCCTGTATCAATATCATTGTCCGTATCGGTGCACAATCTGCTACAAGTATTGGTGTCTGATCTCCATCGAGTGGGTTGGGTTTCCACCAACTTTCAATGAAATTTGGACATTTTCTCACTTCCCCGAATAATTCATACATCCCACAAACAGCCTTTCCTGTTTTCTCATCTATTGGGTTACAAGTTCCTTTCATAAATTAATCCTTTTCAACAATTATTCCTACATTTGCTAACATTCTCCAGCTTGATACATCCGATTTAGCACCGAGTGTATGTGTATGTGATCCAGCTAATCCGGTATCACCGTGAGAGTGTGGTTGACTACCTCCGGTTGCATTTGTATATGGGGAATAGTCCTGCATACCTACACTTGCACTAAAATTGAGAACACCATATCCACCACAAACTCTGCCCATATAGTGAGTGTGACTTGGCATTTCATCAACCGTCAATGTGTGAGATGGTGTCGTATGTTGATGATCTGATTGTGTAGATATTGTGTGGTTATGACCAGCAAGTGTCCATGTTCCTCTCTGGACACCACCGGAAACATTATATGCTTCCGTTCCTCCCTTTACAGCAAGAAGAGCATCGGATGTACCCGCCACAATTGTCCATCCTGTGGGGGCTGTGTCCTCATAAATCCATAATTTTCTACCGGAAGTCAAGAAATTATTCAAATTGGAGATAAGAACATTGGTTGCCGTATTTAATCCTATAGTGATATTATCGCCACTCGTAGTTATGGTCGTATTGTTACCTTCAACCAATGTAAGAGTATCATCGACATCATCAGCTTCAACGGTAGTCTGTCCAGCAACAGCAATTTTCTGAAATATGTAGATCGGCATCCATTGAGAATTATCTGCATAATAGAGGATACCGCTTGTCGTATTATAGACCAATCTACCGATAAAAGAGGCTTCCCAAGTAGGAAGCGTGGAAAGTCTTTCACACCAGACTTTTCCCTGAGTGTCTATTTCGTGAAATTTCATTTCTTATCCCCCGATAATATAGTATATTTCTCTTATATTTATAAAAATCATAGTATTTTATCAATACTTTCTATAATAACATCGGGAGCAATGGTTCTCGAACATTCATATTTTTTATTTCTTGGGCACCACAACCAATTTCCCCTGTCATATGGATGCTTTATATCATTATAACAACCTCTGCAAACACCTTCAGGCGGAACAATTCTTATGCAATCCTTCATTTCAGACCATGGCTCTGAGAAACCAGAAATAAGTATAGTTGGAATATTCAATGCCCATGAAAGCCAAGATAGACCTGACCCCACACCAATGAAAAGTTTCGAATTGTAGATATTATTGATTGTTTGTTGAATTGTTGAATTTGTCCTGTCAACAATACCGGATAATTGAGTTGTCTCCTTGCTCACAACCATTACATCATATCCCTTTTCTTTTATATAATTGATGATTATTTGCCAGCCCAGAGGATAATGCCATCTTTTACAGAGTAGGGTTGAGTGCTCAGAAATTGTAACATATGGCTTTTTCACATTTTTCTTCTCTGCTGTTATCTTCGGTTTTATCTCTTCATAATCAAGACCAAGATAGTCCGTAGCAACTTTCTGTAATGGAACCAATCTCCAATTGTTTTTGTTTGAATGATAGTCATTATCCCTACATCCCACGGTATAGAAAATATTGGGTTTCAATGCGCCCGGCTCCACAAATCTCAAATCGGGATATTCCTTCTCAAATATTTTATTCCAGAATGTTGACACATAAAAGTCCTTACACCCATGTTTTTCTTTGAAAACTTTAGCATATGGAAACCAAGCTAATGTATCGCCCAGTGCTTTACTGTCAAAATATACAAGAACTTTATCATTTACAAAATCCGGCTCAAATATTTTATAAGGAGCTTCATTCTTATCAATTAAAATGTTCCAATTTACATAATATCTTGCATTTGGAGCGACCCAATGATTTGGCCTTATTGTGCCTCTATGTATAATCAGATCGACATCTTTATCAGTAAATGTTACTCTATATTCAGCATCACTTTTGCCGATAATTTCAACTTTTACCCCATCAATATATGTTACCTTTATCAAATCTTCCTGCTCTATCCATCCCTTATCATCAAACGAGTTCCATTTCCTACATACTAATCTTCCGTCTTTGAACTTGAAATTAGTCTTTGTATAATCCTTACCTGCTTCTCTATCCACTATTTTATGTGACCATTTTCTTGTTTTGGTGTTCACTAAAAATTCAACAACTCGGCCGTCTATAGTTTCAGATAAAAATGTTCTCTCATCCGGTTCTTTATCTCCCTGATCGACCAGATTTCTATTCTTGATGATTTTATATTTCATGTCATCTTTGGTGAATAGAAAAATATCATCTGGCTTCGAATGTGCCTCAAAATAATTATATAACCAATTTTCGAAAATGAGATCAATTCTGATTTTCGTTTTTTCTGACGCTTCTGCAATCAATTTATTATAGTCAGACCACGATGAAATATCCATCAATCTCTCATTCATCCACTTAATGTCAAATGAAAAAAGATTAGCGATTATTCCATATGTAGGATCAATGCCCGGAACCTTCCGTGGATTTTGTTCTTCATCATATATAAAACCAACCATTTTATATTTTTCTAATTTTTTTCTGGCTTCTACAAGATAAAGATCGAGGTCTATATCAATATCAAACTCAATAAAATGCGCTATATCATATTGAGAGAGAAGCCTGACAGCATTTACCATAGAGGAATAACAAGCAGCTCCATGATATTTTGTTTCGTACTGTGAAACAATTTTCACTTCCTCGTTCTGAAACCAATAATTCAGGTTCCACCCATCACTCATAATATTGTTAGCATCATAAATGTAATAGTTTACCATCTTCTGTATTTCTACAGAAATTGGATAATGAGATACAAGAAGAACGGGAAATCCCCTTTCCTGTATTTCCTCTATCATTCCTTTTGTGAGTTCCTCTTTCTCGGGCAAGTCGGGGTAAGTGTCAATGATGAAAATTTCTTTTGGTTCTTTTTTTGTTGCCTCCATAAGGATGCATTGCTGGTCATGCGACCAGACATTTCTCATTTTTATATCTCTAAAGCCGGCTTCTCTCAATAAAGTTTCCAACCTATGTTTCGTAAAGCCGATTTTATGTTGTTCACCCTCGTTTGTCTGTAACCCAAAAATTGTATCAAGATGAAAATCCCATTTTTCATCTTCTGGTTTATCAAGCCAAGTTTTCACGACCCATTCAAAATCAGGAACTTCAAATACGAGTTTGCCATTCATATCCAATACACGATAACATTCTTTGAGAACAGCAGGCACTTCATATCTATTGAAATGCTCCAATAAATGTGACGAATAAACTTCCTCAAATGTATTATCGTTATAGGGGATATCCTGAGCGTCAAAATTTATATCAGCTTTTTTATCAAATTTATCTGCATTGATATAACCTATTCTAATTCTATCGCCACAACCTAAATTTAATTTTTTTGTTTCAACTTTTCTGCCTTTTGTTTTACCGGAACCAAACTCTTCTAATATAACAAGTGCCTTATCAACTGCCTTTTCCCAAGTAAAATCTCTTCGTATTATTTCAGATTGTTTGAGTGCTTTTTCTTTACAGATTGTGTAATTTTCGTATACCTCTCTCATCACCCGCTTCAGATGATCAAAATCTGGTTCTGCCCATTCGCCCGGTGTGTCCTTCTGCATAAAAACATTTTCGGGGGCTCTCAATTCTTTTATGTTTACCAGATTGGAAGCATCTTTACAGAACTCAAGTTGTGCGCCCCAATTTGAAGCAATTGTAGGAATGCCTGTAGCGATACCCTGAATGAGAGGGAGATTCCATCCCTCAGACCTTGCACAAGTCACAAGACAATGACAGGAACGAAGATAAGAAAGATAAAGATCATCACTTTCTGGAAGCCCTGTCACGATTTTTATTCGTGGATCAATAAGTTTATGTCCTTTCAATCTTTCTTGCGTCGAGCCGTATTCGTCCTGTTTGAAAGGATTTTCAACTTGACATATAATATCCACCGGCTCATCATTCTTGAACTCTTCAATGAAGGCCCTCAAAATTTCTGTGGTTGCTTTCCTGTAATCCCATCGGCCGCAAAGAAGAAATTTGAACCTATCATCCTTCAATACTTTTATTGGTGGATCGCCGGGGCAGAAAAGATTTCCATTCACTCCCTCTGGAACCACAAATATCTTGTCTGCTGGATATCCCTGTTCTATCGTACACCATCTCTGCCAATGTGTCGGAACCCACAACATATCATATTCAAGTAACTTGTGAAAAAACTGTTCCGGTTGTCTCGTACTCTCCCATACATTATACGCAACTTTTGGCCCATCATAGTTCTCGTAGAAGTAATAATGATTTGTTTCCATCAAGATGATGTTTATGGGCCTGTGATAATACGCTCTATTGAGAGGCAACCCTACTTTATATGGTGGTTGGTTCCAAGTCTGCTCAATAATCATATTCTTCTGTTTATCAGAGAGATGTGACAAGTCGGGAGTATAGGCAAAATTCCTTATTCTCACCGTAAGATGATCTGCTAATCTTGTAAAAAATTCTCTTGCATGGGATGCATATCCTGTATGTGGAACAAAACTACAATGACCAAGAACAAGGTCAAATGGAAAGGGTTTATCAAGTTTTACTAATGGTATATCTTTCATCTTTTCACCTTTTACACCATAAAATAATATCCCCTTTTCGGGGTCATCTTCTACAATAATATTTTCCATATCGGAAAAAATCTCTTTGAAATTATCTCCGGTAAATCTCCAATAATCATCAGGCCAATCGTGAATGGGGAAACCGGGCGCTCTTGTAGTAATAATAAGTTTGCCGCCTATACGGAGAACAGACTTCATATTCTCTATGGCGGCCTTCCAATTTTGAATATGTTCAAGAACCTCTGTGCAAATTACGATATCAAATCTGTTCTTGCCATACTTTTTTACAAGATGTTGAACATCACATATTTCATCAACACCTTTACCCTCGACTATATCCGTTCCAATATATCTCTTTGGTTTATATCTCTCTACATAATACCTTGCAGAACCATTGAAATCGAGAGAACCAACTTCAAGAATGGATTTACCGGATATATCTTCTGGCCTCAAACATTTTTCTACAAAAAACAGGCAGGCTGAATTGCACATTTATAATAATAGTCCGATAAGTATTCCTACCCCAATCAATCCAGCATATTCCATTATCTGATACATCATATTGGGTTTGGATTGTTTCAATTGTTTCTCGTAGGCTTCTCCCTGTGATTTGATGGTGTCCTGTAAAACTTCAACTGTTTTCTTTGATGCTTCCAATTGTTGTTGTTGAAGATCAACGATCTCCCTCATCAGTTTTACTTGTTTATACAGTTCAGCGTTCTGATCCTTGAGTACCTGAAGCTCTTCCTTCATAATATTGGCTCTCTCAAGTTCGACAACTATCTTTGCTGCATTTTCCTCTGATAAACAGACTTCTTCTGCAAAAGAAACATTAGCGAACAGGAGGATACCCAAGATCAGTAAGCCTGCGCTTAGTTTCCGCAACACTTGTGGGTGTCTGAACATTTTGATACTTTGCCTCCAATTCTTTTACTTTAGTACGAAGCTTCTTCGCCTCTGCTTGTGATTTGTTCAATTGAATCCTGTAGCTCTCAATCTGAGCTTCCTTATTCTTCAATTCCTCATCGTATTGATCTTTTATTTCCTGTGACCTATCAGTAAAGATTCCCTGAAGAAGGCCGGGAACCGCTCCCCAATGTTTATAAGCATAGGCCCCACCAGTAATCAATCCAATCACAGCTACAAAGATTATCAATACCGTTTTGAACTTTACTATAAAATTCCACATAAAAACCTCTTACCAAAATTTCATTCGGTCAATATTCTGACCTCTGTATTTTTTCCCGTAATTATAAACTTTTATGGAGTAATCGTAATTCACTTCACAAAAACTCAGATATCCCCACTTGAACTGGACACCTCCTCTTTTACAGGCGTTTCTCATATCCACCCATTGTTCGTTTCCGGCTCTCTTATATTCCTTCTTGAGATTTCCCCATCCACCATTATACGCCTGATATGTCAACCACAATTTCTTTCCTTCACCAAAGTTCTGACGATGAAGGTATGACATATAAAATGCCTGCATCTTTATCGCATGTTCAGGATTGTACGGGTCAAGGTCATATTCACCCATCAATTTCCTGACATACTTTGTCGTTGCTGGCATAAACTGTGCGACACCCTGACCCGCATCAAATGCTGTCACCTTTGTCCTGCAACAACTTTCCTGTCTCAATTGTCCAAGTCCATACCACCACGGATATTGCAAACCAAAATACCTGATGTGTTGTGCTCTCACATCCGGTACAAAATCATCGCACCTGTCAAGTGACAATGAATTAGCTGGAAGTAGTATCAGTACCAGTATTATCAGTAATTTTAAGAGATTTTGCATCTACAACATACTCCACGGTTTTCTTTACCGACCATATTCCAAAAGAGGCGGAAAAGAACCATATCATAATATGCTGGAGAGCAAGGATACCCTGTCTGATTTCCTTGTCTATTATACCACATATTATGAGTATAAGGAAGGTAAATGTTATCAAAGCATTGATAAATCCACCTCTTATGGTCTTTTCCTTTTTGTCGAGAATATAGTCTATCATCAGCCGCCTCTTGCCCATGCGAAGATTATGATCAAATACCAACCGATAATCATCAATTTTTTATATGGGTCTGTCTCCTCGCTAAAGTCGATATATTTCCAGAGTATCTTTCTTGTAATGTGTGCGTGAAGAATACCGGCTGAAATGAACATCAACTTGCCGAGGAAAATGCTGATAAGGCCGATTTTCGGGTTATCCGAAATGAGTTCAGATGATGGAATAAAATAAAGAAGAAGAATAATAGAAAGAAGAGCCAGAGTATCAAGACCCGTTCTTTTCAGATTAAACCAGAAATTACTCCAAAAACTGAAACCATTACCATTTTCACCATTCGCCATATTTTCACCTCCTTACATATTTATTTTATTACTTTGTTCTTCATATAGACCAACGGGATTACCTGTGGGGGTTGCCCCGTATAATCTGTAAACTCAATTTTCAATTTCGGGGCATATGCGTATTTACCCACATAATATGGACTGTCTCCAGCAAGTGATGTCACTTGTAAAGTAGTATTCGGAACCGATACATAAGTTTCAAAGCCCATCAACATAATTGCGTTTCCCTGTCTGTAGCCAAGTTTATTGATAGCTTCTTGGAGTGGTTCCGTAAAACCGGATGCCATCAAATACCAAGTCCAGGCAACCATATCTGTAGTCCACGCAATATTGTGATACTTGGTTGTCTTGACGAGGGCGGCCCAGGCATCTTCATCTCCGTTAGGCGGAGAAATTGCATTATTGATGTAATTTGCATATATATCGTAACTTACATCGAGGGTCTGTGATACTGATGTACTGAATTGATATAGATTAGCTGATGTAATTATAGACCTTCTCGGAATATCACAGTTCGGAAATCTCAATCCCCAATCCCAAAAAAAGGGTTGCCCAAAATAGGTGCTTGCCCCCCAAGGAAGAAAACCATAGCTTGAAGGTGGAACCTCAAGATCATCAACGGCCGGGTTTGTCGGACATCTCCACGCCGACATAATATCGGTTGTTGATTGTGCCTGACCATACCATTTGTTCTCGACTGTAAATGTAATAACCAAGACCGGGGTTTTCCCCGCTCCACCAGCGGTTCCTTGTATTGTGCGATAAACTCCACTATCAGAACCATTGTCCTGAATACCAATCAGTATAAAATCACCTTCAGACCATCCCGCACCGGAAATCTTTTCCTGTACAAGTGATGTTATAGAAGGAGTATTTCTTTTTGCAGTAAGGCTCGGGCCCGAGCCGGCAAAAGCCTCCACATTGTTCCACGCGACTGTAGTGTCGCTCCAGACTATAGTATCATATTCAACGTGATTTGTGGGGGCCGTAGATGTATATCTCGCTACTTTTATAATTGCATTACAGGTATGTACTGTAACTGAATTGCCTCCCAAAAGTGTTATATACGCACTGTTTATTGTGGCTCCCTGTGGAATGTAAATGGGCCCAAATCTTATGAAGGCATCGTAAGTATACAAACCGCCTGGCCAGCCAACGGATGCCTGGCCCGCAGTAAATGAGTTTAAACTCCACGCATATCCTATATTGGCATTTTTATAATCAATACCAAAACTCAATGTAGAGGTAATAGACGCCATAAAAACCTCTTATGCCTTGGTGAATGTGAGAGCAACGGACAATCCATATGCAGGAGTTGGGTCGTGAACAGTATCCACATCAATGAATATCAGGTCACCCGTGGCAACATCATCATTACTTGCATTTATTACACCATCTCTTGCATAGTATTCACCGGAACCCACCGTGACAGGAGTTGACAACATATCAACCTCGGAGCCAGACCTTCTTCTCCTTATCTGTATATCCATATCGGGCTCAAATGTTCCCGTGCCCGGTGTAGCAACAGATGCAATTACATCCGTCAATTCATATCCGTTCAGGTCGAGAGGAATAACAAATCCTGTATATCCAGCACCGGATGCACATTGAGTATCAGAATCGAAAATAGGAACGGTGGTAAGAGCCAGAGACTCACCTGAAGTACCGGATGAACCGGATGTTCCTGCTTGTCCAGATGAACCAGATGAACCGGAGGAACCCGATGAGCCTGAAGAACCTGATGAGCCGGAAGTTCCAGACGAGCCCGATGTGCCCGATGTTCCATATGCGGTATACGAAATCACAATTCTCTCATCATCAGAGAATGTTCCATTCCCTGAGATGTATGTAACTTCAATCCCCTTTGTATCTTCGGCTGTGGATGAATACTGTATGGTTAATTTTGGTGCATCACCTGCGCCGTAACCATCATATGATCTTGGAACATAGTGATGAAATGCTGCTAAAGCAGGCCCATTATTATAAAACATCAATTGTAAAGCTTGGCCAGATGCCCAGCCCGGCCTATTCACAATCTCTTGAATAATATTTGATATATCAATTGTATTATAAGTCTGGCCCGTTGTCCAAGTGCCGGGGGATGACCAATCACCATATTCTGTTGTCTGTACCAGAGCGTGAAATTGTGTGTAGTTTGTTGGAGCCACAGCATTGTCAACATCGTTTCCATAAATGAGTATTGGTTGGCTATTATTATTATCTTGATATGCTTTGAATGTAACATATGCGGCCAAAATAGATGACCCATTAGGAATAGTAACATTCTGCCATCTTACATTCGTATTGGCTGCTCCACAATGATAACCAAATCCAAGCCAATTCGCGGAGGCATAATATGTAGATATCAATTCATCCGTATGACCATCATCCGCTCCCGTGGCCACTTGAAATGTCGGTGTTCCATCAGTAACTTCCCCATCTACATCGTAGACAGCGAATGTTGACGAATCATATTCAGAAAATACTCTTACTCTTCCGGGCACATTGTCTATAATATCCTGTATCCAATCTTCAACATCCACACTATCATTGTTTGTCTTGTTTATATAAATTGCTGTAGACGCTGATGGTTCGGCAGTATTAAATCTGAGATAACCTGAATCAGTATCTCCACCGGATGTTTCTGTATCAAAATAATATGGTTGGCTATCTCCACCAAATAGACCTGATGAGCCACTTGTTCCCGATGAGCCACTTGTTCCCGAAGAACCGGATATTCCAGAACTTCCTGATGTTCCAGAGCCACTCGTTCCACTTGAACCGGAAGTTCCACTTGAACCGGAAGTTCCACTTCCACCTCCACCAGTTCCCACTTCAAGCCAGTCAGCATCCGTTCCATAATAGAGTTTATCATCGGCCTCATTATAGACAAGTCTACCGTAATCATCGTCCGTCCACGCCGGAAGAGTTATCAACTTTTCAAGAATAAGTTTTCCCTGAAAATCTTTACCGTAACTTTTTGTTCTTGCCATTTATGTTTCCTCTATTATGATTTCGTGCAAATAATTCCTACTGCAGCATATGGCCTGTATGTGCTTGCAACACCGGAGGATGTTGTAACACCAGATGCTGAGCTGCTTGTTAATGTTCTGTTATATACCATATAATCAACCCATTCCGCATGACCACGGCCGACTGCAAGTTGACCATTACCGACTATATTAGCATGCGGCCATCCAGCATCGCCCGGTATTACTACTGAATGTGTGTGATCCGACACAGTATGTGTATGACCGGGCTGTGACCAAGTTCCTGCAAGGCTACCACCGGCAATATTATATGCCCCTGTTCCACCTTTCACACCCAAAAGGGTATCTGCCACGGAACCATCTATCGTCCATCCAGCCGGGGCTGTATTCTGATAAAAATACATCTTCACACCGGAAACAATACCGGAAGATATGGATACCAGAACCCAATCCGCAGATGTTCCATAATAAAGACCGTCAATTGATTGGTCATAAACCAATCTACCTTCATCCTCCGAAGTCCAAGCCGGGAGAGATGCCACTCTCTGGACAAGAACCGGGCCCTTGCCGTCAAATCCGTAAGAATCCATCTATATTTCCTCTTTTGTTACTTATTTTTTCTTTGGCCTTTTATCTGACATTTCTTCCAGACGCGTCTTGAACTTTTCAAGGCCTTCTTTCTGCTTGAGAAGCATAGCTTTCTCATCGTCTTTGGCGGTAAGGAGCTTCTCCTCCACCATCTTCAATCTCTTCTCTATCATCTGTGCTCTCATATCAAATATTCTGTCAATTCCCATTTTGTACCTCCAAAATATGTTACTCTATAGTATTTATGTAATATTTGAAAATCTTGTGATACTTGAAGCTTGTGCTCCGGTTGAAAAATCCACCTTTAGCTTCGCAAAATCTGTGTATCTGTAATAAACATCCGCATCACCCGTGTCTACTGCGATTGTGACGGAGTTGAACCAAATCCTACCAAGGCCCAGAACATTCGGTCTTGTCCAAAAAGTAACTGTGGCAGAGGAAGAACCATAACTTGTATCGGATGTTCCAAAAGCCTCCAGAGCATACATCAATGACGAAATATACCCGAAATTGAACAAACTCTGGCCTGAACCATTGTCATTGTTTATAATCCCCACTCCTGCCAAATTTATTCCGTATGTGTTTCTGTGGGAAATCGCCTTATCTCCCCTTGTTTTCCAATCCGTTTTGGTTTCATATCCACCTGAACCGGAAAATGCCGTGGTGTTTATCGGAAAACTTTCTAGCAGATACCAATCTGTAGTAATCAATGTAGAGGCAGACAGGCCGGCGTTCCAAGTTGAATTTGGATAGCTCGGATCATTTTCAGTTCCAATAATGTGATCCATATTCCATGCATTGACAAAACAGATATTGGAATATGTTCTTCCGTGAACATAATTTACTTTCTGGTTGAAATTGTCTCTCGGTATTCCGTGATCATATCCGCATTCATCCATAAAGATACCGTGAACCTGCATATCGTTCCATTGATCTGTCTTTGTCTGGAAATTCGCGTATGTCTGGTTACAAGTTACATATCCAAATATTTTTGTCTGTGGGTTCAGAACTTTTATCCTGTTTATAATTGTATGTGCATTTTCGTGGTCACCGTGGGATGGGTCTTGAATACCGTCACCAAAGATAATCAAATTATATCTCGCCATATCCTGTGCAACTTTCTCATTATCCCAGCTGTTTATTGCGTAATTGAATGAATTTGTCCACCCATAATAAATCAACAAATTCAGCGGCGCTTGGTATCCATATGACTTTATCTCTCTCCTGTGCCATCCCGTGTCACCGTGTATTACTTCCAGATTGAGAGTTCTTCCGAGATGCTCGACTTCCCTTCCACTCTCACCAAGTAATGGCTGAAATCCTTCTTCATATAATGGGTCGCCAGGAGCATTGTAAAACTCCTTCAACATCGTGAGAATGTCCATAAAGAGATTGGTAGCTTTTTTTCCCGTTGGTGTATCAGTAACAATCTCCGGTGTAAACTCTATAACTTCAGAACCATCTATCAAGAAAGCATTGTCATCAAATCTTGTCCTGAAGTATGCTTCTCCCTCAAGAGCGTTGGTATAGAACTTGGAACCGTCGCCTACCTGTAGATAACCATTCCTGATGGCTGTCAATGTATTATCGCTATTGATGAATGTATCCTGCCTACCTTCCGTGTTGAACTCCTGCCCGGAACTTATTGTTTTCCCCACATCAGATAACAAAATAGAATTGTCAGTTACATTCTTCAAAATCTTTATCATTTATTGCCTCCAAGCAACTTCCAAAACGACGATGGGATTGGACACCGCACCATCATCACCCTCACAATGAACTTTCAACTGGTCACCGGCTGTCAAATTGATATTGCTACTCATATTTTCATATACGAGGCTGCTCAACGAAAAACTGGACAGTTCCACATCTCCACTCTGGATTTTGAAACCTTTTGAATTATTTCCACCGCTTGCCCTACAGGAAACTCCGGTTATAACAGCATTTTTGGGCATCTGATATGCCGTAGTTGAACCATAGACTGTCATAATTTTCAGATATTCATTATCAGCATCACCATCAAAAGCAAAAATATATGTCATCCTATATAATGTTCTCCATTTGCTTCGATCATCATCCCAAATATATCTCAAATTATCATTTGTATTCAGCCAGGTCATCGTCTTATCCGATGGTGGCGTGTCCTCTTCAAAAATAATCTCAATCTTCGTATTGAATACTGGGATTTCGTCATTATTTGATACAATGTCATCCAATTTTGTTTTATCTCCGGCTGATAACTCAACATCCCAAGTAATCTTCAACTCTTGAGAAGCTTCACTCCAATTGCAATACTGGATATTTTTATTGGACATATCGGAACTTGCAACATCATTATGAATACCGTCCATATATGGCTTCACACTTATATCTGAATATGTATATGTAAACATTATGATCTCCTCATTATGAATATTCTTGCTCGCCTAATCATCGCCGTACCAACACCACCAACTCTTGCATATTTTATATTGAACGCGTATGATGAAGAAGCCACAAGGGCGTTGTTCTTGAAACTTGAATATACTCTATATTCATTGGCAGACGATGGTGAATAATATGATACATTGATTTCAGTACCATCTCTGTCAAATTCAAGCACAGTTGATTTAGCCGCATTGGTATTTGCCACCTCGGCCGAGAAGAAAATAATGTAATTTCCTGAAGCCGTGGGTGTATAATTGAGTGTCAATTTTGTTTGTAATGCTGTATCAGTTGTTGTGCTTTCAGTTTCATCTTCTGCATAATCATTTGTGCTATATCCACTCGTTCCTGATGAACCAGAAGTGCCAGAAGAACCGCTTGTTCCACTTGAACCGCTCGTACCTGATGAGCCAGAACTACCCGATGTTCCACTCGAACCGCTGGTTCCTGATGATCCACTACTACCTGAAGTTCCACTTGAACCTGAAGTGCCACTTGAGCCCGATGTTCCAGAGCTTCCTGATGTTCCACTACTTCCCGATGTTCCAGAGGAACCAGAGGTGCCAGAACTGCCAGATGTTCCAGACCCGGCACCCGATGTGCCAGATGTTCCGGACGAACCCGATGTTCCACCGGCTCCTGTCGCAGCAATCCAACCAGTATCACCACCAACATAAAGAATATTGTTGGGATCATCCCACACAAGCCTACCTTCATCTTCCGGTGTCCAAGCCGGCATTACACTCACTTTCTGTATTGTTACTTTGCCTTTTCCTGTAAATCCGTATGTTCTCATTCTTTACCTATCAAAGTTTGATAATATAATTCATCGTTATATATGGTTGCATATTGTTATGTGCCACACCACCACCCGTATAGCCTGTATTTGTGGGATAAGCCGCATATTGATTTACACCGCCACCTATTATTGAATTAAAGCCAGACCATAATGGTTGATTATATGTATGGGTATGACTTGGCATTTCAGCGGTAGAAAGGGTATGATTTTCTTCTCCACCACTTCCCGCGATAAGATCGGCCGAGGCGGCAGTTACTCTATTTGCAGAACTTCCACCCATATTGTCTTTACCAAGTGGCACTCTGCCTCTCAAGTCAGGAAGCGGCATCCTCTTGTTTGCAGCAAAATCTGTGGCCGCAGTTACACCCCTTGTCGTTGGAGACCCCGCACTATCTTGAATTACAAGTTCTGTATTTGTAGTTGAGTTCCAGAGAAGTTCAAACAATGTCTGTGTATCTGCATTTGCTCTTCCAGTTGCGCCAGAAGAAACACTACCGATTGTCTTACCATCAGAGAGAAGCCATCCAGTTGGCGCCACCGTTCCGATATATGGGAACAGAACGCCTGTCGGTGTCAAATCACCTGAGACACCACTTGTTCCGGATGTTCCAGAACTACCATATGTTCCGATTGTTCCAACTCCACCAACGACAGAGCAGATACCGGAAACCGGAGTAGAAAATGTTATCTCGATATTGTTCTCGTCAATGAACTCTATACTCTGTGGCTCAATATAAAAATCATCACTCGTGCATTGGACATTGACATATTTTACACCGAGATTGTGGGTAATATCCCATGCGGTTACCGGAGAGGAGAATGTATATATCAGTTCCCCAACAACCAGACCACCACCGGAAGAAATAAATGCGTGACCCGATACTGCCTCAGAGAATGTTATCGTAAGATTATTCTCATCATCAAATTTGATACTGTCAGGAAGTATAGTATACGCATCACCATCGGTAACTTCAACAACACAGTATTGACAATTCAAAATATGGTTGATAGACCAAGTTGATGCCGGTACTGTTTGGGTGTGAAGATATCCTCTACCACTTGTACCGGATGTTCCTGCTGTTCCACTCGTTCCACTTGTTCCTGTTTGCCCTCTATTACCGATACCGAGAACAACTTCATCCTCATCGTTCAATGTTCCGTGACCAACAAGATATGCCACATTGAATTTGTAATATCCGGCAGCCGATGTTGGTGCACTCAAAAGTAAATAGTCGTGAAAAATCTCCACACTATTCTGGTTCATTATTCTGACAGCATTGCTATCGACAAGACTTGCAATCCAAGCCTCGACATCCACGGCAAATCTATTCAGAGTGTCAACATAAATGTATGTTGCGAGTGACGGGTCTGAATTGTTCAATTTGATATGCCCGCTTGGTGGGTCACTATCTGTAGTGTTATCATCAAACCAGTACAAATGTGCATTTGCACCAAGACCTGCGAGACCGGATGTTCCGGAAGTTCCCGCATCACCCGTTGGAACAAAACCAATCTGAAGGTCATCATCTTCCCTGAATGCACCGGAAACTGCCGGTGAACTTGAGGCAATCAGACCAACGTGAAGTTTCCTGTATTGTGGGTCAATATCAGTCGTTCCGTTTATTTCAAAGTATACATAATCACTTTCATCGTGATCTCTCCAAATCTTGACATAACCCTTTGACCACAATGATGTACTGTCATCCATCAAGTCAATCCAAGAAGTCAAATCCTGACCATATCTGTCCATAAGGTCGATATAAATCCTTGTGACTGATGAAAATGTTGTGCTGTTAAACTTCAGATGGCCGATATTCGGGTCACCGTCTGAAGTATCGTCCTCAAATCTGTATGGTATACCCCAGGCAGCCGAGAAACCACTTGTTCCACTTGAACCGGATGTTCCACTTTCTCCGCTTGAGCCCGATGTTCCCGAGCTTCCCGATGTTCCATCAGCCCCATCAAATCCGGAAGTGCCGGAAGTTCCGTCTATACCGGAAGTTCCTGCTGTTCCCGATGTGCCGGAAGTGCCATCAATACCCGATGTGCCCGATGTTCCGGATGTTGCTGATGTTCCTGATGTTCCCGCCGTTCCACTTGAACCGGACGAACCGGATGTTCCTGATGTTCCCGCCGTTCCACTTGAACCGGAGCTTCCACTTGAACCGGATGAACCGGAAATACCAGAGGTTCCGTCTATACCAGAGGTTCCAGAACTTCCTGATGTTCCCCAACCTGATGTACCGGAAGAACCCGAGCTTCCCGATGAACCACTACTGCCGGAAGAGCCACTTGAACCGGAACTACCACTTGAACCGGAACTACCACTCGTTCCCGCCGTTCCAGAAGTTCCAGAAGTTCCTGAAGTTCCTGAAGTACCGGAACTTCCGCTCATTCCCGATGTACCAGAGGTTCCACTTGAACCACTTGATCCACTTGTTCCACTCGTACCCGATGTTCCAGAGGTTCCATCATCTCCGGTTGGTGTCATCGTGAGAACGATTTTCTCACCGGAGCTGAAAAGAGCACCGCTGAAACCAACACAGGATACCCAAAATCTCTTGTACCCTGAGCGGGCTGTCAATCCAGTTATGTTGTAAAGAACAAACTTCGTTGGATTGGCTTCTGAAAAAATCTTGATAAGTGAATTGTTGTTTGATAGTGTAAAAATATCAAGCCAATCTTCAAGATTTGCACCATTATCATCCCAAAAACTTACATTGATACGGGATACAGATGTATAAGCCGTATTATTGAAGAGGAGTTTACCGGATGTTGGGTCTGCATCGGATGTTGACGAATTGAATGAGTAAAGGGCGCTTGCTCCACCGAACAAACCATCAGCACCGGAAGTACCTGATGAGCCCGATGTTCCCGCAGAACCGGCAAGGCCCGATGTTCCTGAAGTTCCACTTGAACCGCTTGAACCGGACGAACCTGATGTTCCTGAGCTTCCAGATGTTCCACTTGTTCCGGCTGTTCCCGATGTTCCTGAAGTGCCGGAAGTTCCTACTGCACCACCACCACTTACGAAAGTCGCGCTTCCCGAAACTGGAATATCGAATGTCAATATTACATTGTCATCATCGACATAGAGAACATCTCCGGGCTCAATACCATACCCATCGCCGTTCATTACTGCTACGGCAACTGGTTGTACTCCAAGGCCGTGATAGATAGACCATCCAGTAGACGGTACTGATTGTGTATAAGTAAACGCACCACCGATAGCAGATACACCCGATGTTCCTGTTCCCGCAATAATTCTTGCGTGACCAGAAACTTCTTCAGAGAATGTAATCCAGAGATTGTTACTGTCCTCAAAAAGTATACCGGATGGGATGATATACATATCATCTTCATCAGCCACTTCGACAATTACATACTGCTCTCCGAGGTTATGTGTGACATACCACGCTGAGGATGGTACTGATTGTGTATGAAGATATCCGCCCGGGAATGTAGTTTCGCCGGAAGTTCCTGATGAGCCGGATGTTCCATCTATACCTGATGTACCGGAACTGCCACTTGTACCGGATGAACCGGATGTTCCATCACCTGATGTACCGGAGCTTCCACTTGTACCGGAGCCCGCAACAATCTTGGCTTGGCCAGCAATATCTGATGGAAATGTAATTACAAGATTGTTACTGTCAATATACTGAATTTCAGAAGGAATAATAAAAAGGTCGCTATCGTCTGAAACCTCGACAACAACATATTTATCACCGAGATTGTGTGTTACAGACCAGGCAGAAGAAGCGACAGATTGAGTAAAGAGATACCCGCCGGGGTATGTTGTTTCGCCGGAAGTACCGGAACTGCCCGAGGTGCCAGCTGGGCCTGTAAGACCCATAGCACCGGATGTTCCTGATGTTCCTGATGTTCCTGATGACCCATCAATACCCCGCCTGAAAATATCAATATTCTCATAACGGGTTTCACCAACGACAATATCGAATTTCTGTGTGGTGACATAATCACCATCATCTACATAGAAATTGAAAAGGCCGTAAGCATCGGATTCCAGTTGTGGAGCAATTTGAATTGCCGTTCCACCAGTTTGCTCGAGATAGACCTTGGCCGCTGTCGTGGTTCCGGCCAAGTATACGGAAACATCAACTCCTTCCAATACATTTCCGTAACTATCTCTCGACCTACCAATAAAATGATATCTTGCCATTAGAATATATCCCCAATTCCCTGAGCGCTAATGAAATCCACCAATACTTTATACATTGGATGGTTGTCATCGAAGCTTCTTATTTCGTAATTCAAACACAATGAGACATTCTCAAATGTATAAAAAAAGTTATAGCTCATTTACCACCACCCTTGTCTTGTGATAAAAGGTATAGGTGCTCGTAGCTGTTTTTACAATTCTCCAAATAACATCGTACTCGCTGGGAGTTGCTGTTACAATCGGAGTAAGTAAAAAGTATATCTTGTAACCATCTACCATAGCCTGGCCTTCCGTCCAGACGGTACGACCAGTATAAATGTCCACAACTTTCGCGTAAGCCGCATCAGGAAATACGGGGTCATCATTCTGATCCCTCACAAGTATCTCTATAGCTCTTGTCTCGTTTTGATTTACCGTAAGGTAAGTTTGGCTCATTCCTCAAATTCTATAAAGTTTTCCAGAAACGGGAAATCAGCCGGAGCGAGAACTCCCGCTGGCAAACTGTCCAGTTTTATTTTTATCTTGTCCAGACCGAGTTCAACATCAATATCCAGCAAGTCAATCATATCCTTGTTGAAGTCTTGGATGTTTTCCGGTGGAACACTATACTGATTATTTTCAATTTTTGGTTTTCCGTTATCGTCCTTAGCACAATGGTTCTCGATAACCCTCTGTTTCGCCTCACTATAGAGCCTGAACTGCTCGTCCAGAGCCTTTGTGAGCTTCGCAATCTGATAACTTGTTTTCACCGGAAGCTCTCTTGATTTGATAAGATTTACGAGAATGTCCGTCCTTGACAACGCTTCCAACACCGAATTTTTGATAACCATAAAAAACCTCCTACAGTTTTATTCAATAGATATTTATGAAAATATCTATGTTATTTATATCCTTTTACCAACCCGAAGCAATTGTTCTCCACCCGCCATCACCGTACACTTTGACAGTATTATCAAAAGTATTGATACAAATTAATCCCTCATAACCATAAGCCGGGTCACCAGTATCCGTCTTGGTAATTACACCGACAACCTCAAATGTTTTTGCACCACCGATATTCTTCTCAAGGTAAAGTGTTCCTTGGAACAAGTTCTTTGAACTATAACCGGCAGAATAGAGATTGTATCTAACCGATCCCAACAATGTACCGCCCATAGGGCAGGGAATTGCGGTGTGATCTTCAATATAAATACCGTACAGATTAGAAACTGTATATGTACTGTTTATCGGGGGCCCCTCCCAAAACCATAATTCTGGAGCACAAACTTTAATTCCATAAAATGTTCCAATAGTAACCGCATTAGAAGCATCACTACCACACTCTAATAGTGCTTCCGTAGTAATAAAGGCTGCTTCGGTTAAATTAATCACGCCGCCGTAGATGGCGCCTATGTCAAATACATAACGAGAACCTTTTAAGAGAGATGCAGTCAGAGTATTATTACTATAAGCTGTCATACCACAACCCACACTAAGGCCCTGGCCATCAGAGGTACAATCGTCAAAACGCGCAGATACATTTGCTGACACCTCTAAAGCACTATTCCAATTACTACCATAAGTACAATCTCGTACTTGAGTGTTAAAAACGCCGGCACAAGCGCTCGGATTTATACAATTATTCAATCCACAATGGGATTCAATACCATAGAGTTTGCTTTCTTCGTTTTCTCCAACCCCCTGACCGTCAGCAGACAAAGTTATTTTTATGCCATATTGAGTTGTATCCGGTGTAGTGGCTTCGGTTGTAATATTAAGTGCGCACAGTTCGTCACTATAGCCACCGTGGTCAATACCCCCGCCATCAGTTCTTGTAGCACTAAGAGCAAAAATTTCACGGTTTTCAGATTCTCCCGTTGCACCACTCCAACTCAATGCAAGTTTGCCCAGTATATTGTCATAGGTAAAATTATTTGTGCCACCAATAACACCAGAATCATTGAATAGAACCTGATTGTCAGAACCGGAAATTGAAATGAAACCAGTTGAAACATCCAAGTTACCACCGATTTCAACATCACCCTCAAATTTATTCTTTGATGTTGCACCGGCAGAATAGAGATTGTAGTGACTTCCGGTAACAGGTCTTACACTATGATCATCAATATAAAGACCGTAGTTGTCTCCTATTGTTTCTACTGCCCCCACATCCGCTGCTGGGTTCAATGAAATTTTAATTCCGTATGTTTCTAATACAGTATATGTACCATCAAAGGCAAATCCACCGTGAATTGCCTCTACACCTATTTCGCTTGTTACAGTAGCGGTCACCGGCGCTATAACCATACCTTGAGCAGTAGCTTGAATACCAATTAATTCACCACTTGCATCTCCTGTGTCTGCTAATAACCACGCCCCAAAAAGGTTCTGAATAACCGCGTCAGTAGCATCATACCCCAAAGCACCAATCATATTTCGGGAACGGGTCGCGAGTTCTGCCCCGCTAGTTTGAGCATAAACTGATATACCTGCAACAGAACCAGTTCCCTTCGCGGAAAATACTGCGGCCTGAGTATCACCATAGCCAATAGAATTAGTATCTATCACATTATGAGAAATAACCTGAAGTTTTGATGTAGAATAACGATATTCCGTAAGAGTATCAGACCCGGCCCATATAAACCCCTCAAAGAAATTCTTTGAATCTGTACCTATGGAAAGAATATTGTAGCTATTTCCTGAAATAGAAAGCGTATTGGTAGATTTATCAAATGTCAGATTCTCATTCGCACCCATCGTGCCAACATCATTGAACTGGATTTGTTTATCTGCTCCGGCGGCTTCTGGTGTTGCAGCGGCATCCCAAGATAATCCACCCAAACCATCGTTGAATAAATAGCCTGGTGCATCGGCCGGAAAAGCGGCCCCGCCACCAGCTAATGATTTACCAAAAGGTGTTCCAAAATTCATATTTCTAATCCTCCGTTAAAATTCGGGCGTAATCACAAATGCACCTGGCACACCACTTGCGGCACTAATATATCTGAAATTGAGTATATTGTCTCTACCAACGACCCTGAAGGCATCACCGTCTGACATAATATGTCCTATACCACTCGCCCCCTGTGTGGGTGTTTCCTTCCATGCAATTCTTATACTTGCGGTTTCACAGGTAATGAGAACCGATACCGATGGATTGCCATCTCCGTCAACAATTGCCGCGGATGGGAAAGCTGTTGCCGTATCCGTAGAAGCAACACGCATTGTTGGCCCATATACTCCCGTCATTGAAAAATCTCTTTCCATATTTCTCCTCCGTTATAACCCAAATCTTCTTTGTTCTGCTTTGAGCCACTTCATTCCTTTCTGTTTGGCTCTTGTTATTCTCGATGAAAAATCTTTTCGCCAAGTTCCGATGATGGCGACCTGCATTTCATCACCACGAAATTCCTTGGCATCCCTGATATATCCCGCGCCGAGGATGTATCTTCTTATGGCTATAACCATCCAAGGCCATCTCTTCTTTATCAATTTCCAAGTCAGAAGAATGTGGCCGTGATTTTTCTCCAATGTGTCCATCCACACCTTGGCAAAAATCTTCCTCTGGTTTCGAGGGATATAGGTAAAATTGATGCCCTGAATATAATTGTGCATCTTTCTCGTCTTGGGATGAATACCACGAATAGCGTTGATACAGATTATGGTTGGTTCGGGATCATTTTCATAATTCAGATATTTGAACCTGTAAATGTGACCCGATTTGAAAGAAACCCTTCCTTCCCTTACACTATATACTTTGTTCAATTGTGGCATTTTTACCTACCAAACAATTCCTTTTCAGTAAATATTTTAAACTCGTAACCCCGTTTTCTACAGAACTCCGAGGCGGCAGACCATTTGGCCTGATTTCTTGAGTAGGTTATCTGTTCATATATTTTTGTCTTGACAGATTTATTGCCCTTGCTCTTTGGGGGAATGGTTTCCCTGTGAGGCTTTATTTCAACAACATAGATAACTTCCTTTTTGTTTTTATCCAGAACTCTTAGCATAAAATCCGGATAATATCGTCTGTGTTTCTTGTTTACAGGATCAAAATACGGTATCTCGATGCCCTCGGAAGCCCAAGTTATGACACTTGGATTTACATCACACCATTGGGCGAATTTCCTTTCCCATTCACTTCTTATAAGTATCGGCCATTTCCCCTTGTACTTCTCCGGAAATTTGGGTTGAAATGCCGAAGTCTTATCTGTAATATGATGTTTTATGAACAAAACTAATCCCTGTATGTATCCCTGTACCGTTCCAATGATTTTTGGAGCGCTTCTTTTCTTTTTCTCAATGCTTCTTTTGTATTTTTATCTTCCGTGCTCTGGATTTGTTTTTCCAAATCCTGTATCTGTTTTTTTAACCTTATTCTCGCATTTATTGTCTGTGTATCATCTTCAGAGAGAAATTCGTAAAGTCTCATTTTTCTTCCTTTTCATACTCTTCCGCTTCTTCCTTGGTCTTGTGAACCGTTCCCGGCGGATGATGTGGAGGAGCATATAAACTGTAAAGCTTCAATTTCTTCGTGGAGGATGTATTCACAACATTGTGATATGTTCCCTGTCTGATAAGAATTGAACTGCCATCTTTTATCGGGATTTCCTCTTTATTATTTACAACTACTTTTCCCTCTCCCTCATCAATACGGAAGAACTGGTCTGTATCATTGTGAACCTCATTCCCGATTTCACTATTGGGCTCAATGGCCATCAGAACAAGTTGAAGATGTTTTCCTGTATACAGAACTTTTCGGAAATAATTATTTTCAACAGTTTCATCTTCAATATCTCTCACATCAAATGGTTTTTGCTCTTCTTCTTTCAGATAATCTTTGAATTTCATTATTTCCCCCAATTTATCTCGTCAGTTTATCGAATGCAAGGCCGATCTTATGCCAGTCAATCCAACCATCTCCACCTCTATTCATCACCATTTGGTTCAGAATAAAATCATAGGCCCCATCTTCTCCATATTCGGCAAGAAGATTTTCTGCTTCCTGTCTATAATTTATCGCCTCGGTCAAATAATTTTTAAATTTCATTATGCCGGCTCCGTATCATATGACCCACATTTCGGGCATTTTACTTCGTAGGTACTTGGCCCAATTTTTTTCTTGAATGTCTTACCACATTCCATACACTTCATATTAGTGGGTGGGCCTGTCATTCTTCTTGAAGAACCAGAACCGGGCTGTCCGGGCCAGCGATGGGCTGGGCCGCGCTGAGACATAAAATGCTCAGAGACAAGATATTTGTCAATTAGCCTGTCTATACTCTCATTCTTTTCTGTATTCTGTTCCCACATTGAATAACAAATTGCCGCGGCCTCGTCCTGCTCGTGGCCTTCACCTTTCAGAATTGGAATACAACGGGCAATATATTCGTCTTTTTTTTCTCCTGCTTCCGGTTTCGGCATATTATCCTCCAAATTTACCCAGCTCTTTTCTTGCCATCTTTTCAAATTCATCTGGTTCCAGATATTCATCTACATTGACCAGATTTATATGTTTTGAGGTTGTCCGACTATATTTTTCCGCCGTGGCATATGTTCTGTCGTTTGCTTCAAACGCTACAAGTGTCTCGTATGAAAAATACAGTACGGTTTCCCCGACATTTACTCTCACGAAATTCGGGGCCATCTGCTTCAAATGTGCCAAGCCTGGCGCAGAGGCCTCTGTCAGAACATCCCTGTCTTTTATAATTTTTCCCATATTAATCCTCTTCTTTCTTTTCTTTGCCGAATTTTTTCCTCAAAAGGTCTTTCGCGTGCTCAAGGGCACTTTTCCTGGCATCGGAAATCTTGTCACCGGCCCTATTGATATAAAAATTGAGCCTGCTCATAGCCTGTTTCAAATCATCACTCTGCGAATGAAGAACTTTCGCGATGTTCTCGGCGCTCGATGTGAAAAGACCTTCCGGTGGCTCCCATTTGGTTGACACCTCACCTGACCATAATTTCTCATTGACAAGGAAAAGGTCAATTCTTTCTAAAAGGTCGCGTTTCATTGTATTCCTCCCGTTTTATCTAGCTGTTCCTTTACTTTCTCTCGTTCTCTGATAACATTGTTATAATCTTCCCGTAAATCCTGATCACTTGGATATTTCTTCATCAGGATTTTGAGATTGACCATCTGATCTGTAAGGGTCGTGTATCTCTGTTGCAATCTGTCTCTTTGATAATCCTGTTTGAATTGCTGAAAGGTTTGAACTGTTTGCTGCTCCATTTGCGCCAGTTCTTTACTCCTCGCATATCTGCTATCAAGACCAAAAAGTGAACTTACAAGACCAAGAATAATACCCATTGTTATAAGTATATTTTTCACATTTATCTCTGGCATATAATCCACCCCCATACTTTGTCAATAGTATTTATATTTATTTACTGTCTTTCCTATAAATAATACTGAATATTCGTCATTCGGGCGGTGGAGGTTTATGGGAAACGATATTTGTCAGAAAACCGTAGATTATTTGAACTATGTTATTGATTTCCTACCTGATATCATTTTCGCGATTGATTTGGACGGCAAAGTCATTGCGTGGAACAAGCAGATGGAAATATTTGCCGGAAAAAGGAAAACAGATGTAATGGGTCTTGGTAGAGAAGCATATTCGACGCCATTTTACGGTTATGACAGGAAACTTCTCATTGATCTGGTATTTTCCGAGGATACGGAAACAGAAAATACATATGACAAGTTTTGCAGAAAAAGCGACGGAACAGTTGAGGGGTATATATATATCCCATATCTGAATAGATATATGTGGGGTATGGCATCCCCCATAAAAGACGCTGAGGGGGATATCATCGGTGCCGTTGAATCTATAAGGGATGTTACTGATGTGGTTGACACAAGAAAAATGGTTAATCTCTCAAGTAAACTTATTGATCATATACCGGAATTGGTCTGGGCAAAGGATATAAACAATAGATATCTGTTTGCAAATAAGAAGTTTATGGATGTTTTACAGATATCGGATAAAGACATAAGAGGAATAAAATCCTCTGACTTGTTTGGTGAAACAAAATTTGAAGTTTCTGATGATAGAGTAAAGGAACTTGGAACGCAAGAATATGTAGATAGTGTAAAAATACCCACCGGAGAAACCATTTGGTTGAAAATATGCAAGATGCCCTTCTTTGATGATAAAAATAGACTTATAGGAACTATAGGGAGTGCCAGAGATATAACGAAGAAAATAAAAATTACTGAGGAGAGAGATGTAGAAATTAACCGCCTAAAAAAGACCGTTGAAGAAGAAATAGAAAGCTGGAAAAAAGAAAACGAAGAGAAACACAAAGAGCTATCCATCAAAATATCCCAATCAATAACAATATTAAAAAATCTACAGCTAAGCAACGGTGTAATAACCCCATTGGAAAGTAAGAAAGAGGAGCTAATATTTTAATGTCCGAAGAAAGATTAATTCCCGAAACAATAGTCAAGCTATTATTTGACCAGATAAAAAGTTCTGCTGACACCAATACATCTTCCATTCAGAAACTTGGTGATGCGATCAATGAAATTACCAAGGTTCAATCTTCTCTCGCAACAAAAAAAGACCTTATAGATGAGATAAAAGGTCTTGATGGAAAGGAGAGTGAGAGATTAAAATATCTGATTCAGAAAATAGAGAAAACAGAGGAAATACTGGGAACAAGAGTAAATGGTGTAGGAAGGAAAGTTGAGGATGAAGAAGATTCCATAAATAAAATAGAAATTATAGAAAAGAAAGTTGATGGTATAGAAAAAAAGGTAGACGATATATCATCAAAAATAAAGACGATGATAACAGTTGTCATCGTTTCCTTTGCATTGCTACTGGGTGTTTTTTATTTTGTAAAAAGTGCAACCGATGTTTCTGTCAGAAATGCAATTGAGGGGGCTGTAAAAGAGATAATCACCACAAGACCATCCAATATATATCCACCATCGCCCGGAGGAAGATAAGATGAGGTTGTTGAATTTCTTGAAGAGTATTGAGGAACAGGATGGCGGTATGGTTGGTGCGACTACAACCGCAAGTATCGCCCAATATCCTGTCAGGCTCGGTATTGGAATTACCAGAAGGGAAGCCACCAAAAATTGGAGAAGATGGAAAAAGAAAAGGAAAAAAGTCGAGGAGCAGGAAGCCAGTATCGGGATGCCTGGTGGTTGGGGTTCGGCTGGTGGGTCACCCACAACAAAACAAATATTACAGGATCCTGTAAAGCACGATTACGGTATGACAAGAAGGGAAGCCACCAAAAATTGGCGCAGACGCAAAAAAAGGATGAAGGAATTATTCCAAAATGGCACATCTCATTCAATATCTGATTGAACAGAATATAGACAAAGTAAGATTTGTAGTTCTTACTGGCAGAAAACCAAATGGTGAAAATGAACTGATCAGGACGGCCAGAGTTATCAAGGAAACTTGTGATAAAAAAGGTGTGCCCTGTTATGTCGTATTTGCTGAGGATGGATATATTTCCAGAAAGAACGGAAAAGTTTATATCCACAATATTGAAGATGATAAGGGTTTCGAAATCAATTCTCAAGACACGGTTGTTATCGTGAGAGGAAGCGTCACCAAGTCACAATCAAGCCTTGACCTTCTTTCCCAAATCGAGAGACATAATATCTTTTGTGTAAATCACAGATTGACACTTGAACAATGTGCTGACAAGTACAGAACAGCTCTCGTACTTGCGGATGCGGGAGTGTCAACGCCCAAAACAGCCATTGTCAATAACGAAAAGGGTCTGGAAATCGCGTTCAAGAAAATGGGAAGAAGGTTCCCTGTCATTCTCAAGACATTGACTGGCTCAAAAGGCGTCGGTGTATTTGTCGCAGACAGCTGGGAAGGATTGAAATCAACCCTGCAAGCCATCTGGAAAATAAATCATAGTGTTGAAATCATTATGCAGAGATTTCTTGAGGCTGACTATGATCTCCGTGTTCACGTTCTTGGAGATAAAGTCATCGCGGCAATGAAGAGGAAAAAAATAAAGGGAGATTTCCGCTCCAACTATTCTCTCGGCGGTAAAGTCGAAAAAGTGGAGTTACAGGATGACGAAATTGAACTCGCCATCGCGGCCTCGAAAGCCGTGGGGGCGACTTGGTGTGGTGTCGATATAATGAGAAACAAGAAGGACAAAAAGCTTTTTGTCCTCGAAGTCAATTCATCGCCCGGCACAGAGGGGATTGAAAAGGCCACGGGAAAATCGGTTGTAACAAAGGTGGTCAATTACCTTCTGGACAAAAGAAACTGGTCGAGAAGGCCAATAGAGTGTGGCTACCTTGAGACAATGGAACTGGAAGGCATCGGGCCCGTAGAAGCCAAACTTGATACAGGTAACGGCTCTTTCTGTGTCATTCACGCCGAGGAATATGAGGTGGATGGAAATAAAGTTACTTGGCTATTCAACGGAAAGGAAATCACAAGTGAACTTGAAAGTGAAAGAACCATCAAGGTTGGTGGACTGAAAACTGGAACAGTAGACAGGCCGGTAATCTGGTTGGATGTCAAATTCAGAGGTGAAACTTACAGGATGAGATTTGCCCTGAATTACAGGGGTGACAGAAAGACTTATCTATTGATGAATAGAAACTTCATTCGTAAGGCAAATCTGATAATCAATCCTCGCAGAAAGCATGTGTTCACGAAAGATTAGCTCAACCTTTTCACAATACCGTCACACATTCCAAGTTTTATTGCTTCCTCCGGACGCAGATATTTATTCCTGTCAATCAGTTTCGTAACATCTTCTGCCGACAATTTACATCTTGAAGCAATTTCCTCAATCATCTGGCCCTGTAGAAACTTTATCTCTTCTGTATCAATGACCACATCGGCAAGTGTTCCCCCGTGCCAGGAACTTATCTGATGGAACATCAATCTGGAATGTGGGGTCATAAACCTTCTTCCCTTCTTACCGTTTATGAAAATAAAGGCGGCCGCCGACATTGCTTTTCCTATACAGATTGTCCTGATAGGGGATACAATGATGTTCATCATATCCGTTACGGAAAACATACTATCAACTTCACCACCGTAACAGTCAAGTATCAATGTAATCTCTTTCAATGGGGCATCAGATTGATAATCCAACAATCTTTCATTTATATCTTTTGCCAGATTTTCGTCAAGGTTCCCCACGATATAGATAATCCTGTCCATTCTCTTGGCTGTTTTCGGGGGCCCCATCTCCTTCATTATCTCCTGTGGATCAATAATAAAATGAACTTCCTGTGATTCTTTCTTTGTTTTCCTCTTCATCTCTACTCACCAAAAAATAAATTCAAGCCCTCACCAGCTGAGCCAGAAAGTAATTCCTTTTTATTCATAGGTTCCAGTAAAATCTCAATCTTGGACAAGAAGTATTTATCCAGCATTTTGTCGTAATCTATCTGGACAACCTTGTCAAATTCGTGGGGCCATCTCAAAAAGGATATGACATCCAGACCCAAGGCATTTCTCTTGAGATACACAACCTTGGCCTTTGCCCCGCTATAAATGTCCTCATACTTTTTTTCAAGTTTGAGGTGCTTGAGTAATTTCCTGTAATTATTTATGCCTCTCAAATGGAATGGAGTTCCCTTCTCAATCTCTCCATCTGCTTTCACAAATTTCTCTATATCACTTGCTCCGATGTTGACTGAAATCTCTTCCGGATAAACCCCCTTCAATTCCTTCTTGTACTGCTCTATCTTTTTCAGGATGTTCTCATCCGTTTCGCCGCGGAGGATCATCTCCATCACATCTTTCAATCTCGGCCTGATGGCCTCCGGTGTGTCAGACCGGATAATTTCCAGACCAGTAACCTTTATCTTGTCAACTGGGGCACCCTCTTCATTGACAGACCAGTAACCATACTTCTTCTTCTTCACGAAGAGAGCTGTCTTAGCCACGATTTCCTGTTTGAACTTTATCCTGAAATCGGTAACTGCGGAGTTATACATTTTCCTCTGGACTTCCCGATAACAAGTCTCGTTCACATAATTTTCTATAATCGAGCCCAGTTCAAGTATCATCTTTATAGCAACATCATCACTATATCTCGATACATCAATTCCATTATCAGAAAGGAATTTGCCCGTCGAAATAAACAGGGAATCAGTATCAGCGTATAAAACATAATCAGTTTTCTTTATCATAAAAACATTTCCAACCCCTGTGATGTTTTCTCTTTCCCACAGCAACCGAGGACATCAAGGTTTGTTGTAAGTTATGTTTTTTACAAAAATCTATCAATCCTTTTATTCTATATTCAATGCCGGCCGGTGAAATGATGATATACTTTTTACTATTCCAATGTAATTCCCCACATCCTGGCTTGCATTTATCTATCCACCATTGGGGTAATTTTTTACCCCTCGTTGGGTGGGGGCCCCTCTTCTTTGTTTCGCTAATTTTTTTCTTCACATCATCGGGCCGTGATTTACCGAAAAATGGGTGCCTTTCGCCCGGCATCCAACCATCACCGCCTTCAGTACAATTATATCCCAATTCTATTGCCCTCGTTTCCTTTATAAAGGAAATTTCCTTTTCGTTTAGCTCATCAACTTTCCCTTTCCAAAGGACTTCAACATCAAAATTTTCCCAGCCATACTTATCAATGGCCCTTGTAAGTGGAGTTATATTTCTACGATCTTTTTTATGTGATGACATTCTTTTTTCGAGGCTTGTTACAGTTTTTCCAATATAAAATTTACCATTTATTTTATTTGTAATTTTATAAATTATTGACATACAAGAAACCAAAATGTATATATGCTATATAATCTATTTATATTTTTCGAGAAAAGACTTCAATTTTACATCTTTATCTGGATTATTCAGGAAATCATTTACATACCTCTCCCCGGCCTTGATGGTTTGTCTACCACAGGATGTAATTGCCTCTGATATGTTCACATTGAAATAACGGGAATAGGGAACACTCGTAACACCAAAAACTGCATTGAGTAGGATTTTGAGTGCGTTCTGTAGTGAATCGAATTGATTTATCCTCTCGTCTGCCCTCTTTTTGTTATCATCCCTCAATTCGGATAAAGATTTTTTCATCTTTATCATATTGTTCTTGATGTCGCGCCTCTTATTGAAAACATCCTTTTCAATCTGGGCGAGCACGCCGGGAGTCTTTGTCGAAAATACCGAACCACAAGGAGCGATACTTATCAACTTCTTTTCGATGGCTGTATTGAAGGCCTCAAGTCTCTTACCTGAAAATGTTATCTTTTTCCCGTCCTTGAGAAGATTGAAATCGGGAAAACTTCTCTGTCTCACATATTGAATGACGGTATCCTCTGTCATATCGAGCACCCTGCCATAATATGTTTCCGGTGACATATTCAATGTGATTATAGCCGTGGGATAAGATGAAGCAATATCCAAATCAACAACCCACTCGTATTTACCTTGTTGTGGTTCCTTGACATATGCCGCCTCAAATGGTTCCTGCTGACCCCCAATGAATTTCGGGGCACACAATCCATTTCTCCTGTAATGTGTCAACAACAAGCCTTCAATGAGCTGCGTCATCACATCATAGTATTTCATCGGGCTTTTTGTGAGAAGTGAAAGTGCTTGAACCTGACCTATGTAATTCAATTTTCTGTCAAGCTGGAAAACACGAAGAGAGTCCGTTATATTGTAATCCACAAATAAATCCCAATCCTTCTCACACAATTCCCTGATATCCTTGTACTGTGAATAGTCTACCTTGCCTTTCTCCAATTCATATTTGGAAACAAAATCGAGAGAATATCTTTCAAGTTTTACGGGGGAATACCATTTATAAAGGTCAATATAATCGAGTATGGTCAGGCCGGAGATGTTTATGTTCATCATTCCACTCTTCGATTCCCATATTTGAACATCGCTAATTGGGGATATCCTCATAAACATTCGTGGGTCATCGAATATTCTTTTGGCCCTGTTTATGAGATAAGGAATGTCAAAATTTGATATAGACCAACCGGAGATAACATCGCAGGGAAATTTGTGGAAGAAATTCAGTACCCTTGTCAAGAGGGATTTCTCATTTTCACACTTGATATACCTCACATACTTTTCCTTGGAAAACTTCCCATTCCTGTAATCCCTCAAGCCAAATACAGTTGTAGTATCTGTATCACTATCATAAATGGATGTGAGACAAATCGGGTCACGGGCATCTTCCGGATGAGGAAACCCAACTTTGTTATCAACTTCCATATCGAAGAAATACTTCTTGAGTTTTGGAACCTCAATTTCATTTTCCGGTATACCATAATATCTCTCGGCAAGAAATTGGATTTCGGGTCTTACCCTGTCCTCAAATATATTGTCCTTGCCCTTCAGGTAGGCAAAGTAATCCGAATAAGATCGGAACAGCCTTTTGGTAACGGGTTGGCCGTCTATTGTCTTTACATCACCCTTTTCATACGGGAAAAACACATATGGAACCCAAGGAATTTCTGTATAAAAATTTTCACCTTTGAGTTGTTCCCAAAGGTGAATAGTGGATGATTTTGTATTGTAATATACATTCTTGAACATTATTCAATCTCGTATAACGATATCCTCTCGGCATTCAGGCCTGCAGTCGCTTTGCCACTTCTCTTCCCAGCTGTCGTGGAAGTTTTCGCTATACCAAAACCTGATAAAGTTGAGAGGCCTTCACCCGCCATAATAATATCCGTATAAAACTTTACCAGCTGGGGTTGTGTCAATTCCCTGTCAAGATATTTCTTGATGTTCGTTATTTGTCTCTTGACCCGCGCCTCCCCTTTTACGTCCATCAATTCCTCGACCATCAAAAGTGTTTCCTGTATCCAATGACGAATAGTTTCCGCCGATACAAATTGTATTTTTGGATACCAGATAGATAGTGTTGATGAAAGGACAGATTTCAAGTCATCACAAGTGGTATAAAAATTTCCATTCAATATAATTCTGATATTCTCTTTTCTTTTTGCCATAAAATCACCCATTCTTTTTCTGAAATACAAATACTGGCTCGTATTTGTTCACTCTACCTTCACATCTTACAGTATTCATTGTACCACGGGCAGAGATATCCTCAAGGTTGTTATCTCGTCCTATAGTAAATCTCATTAGCATATGTATCATATCACGATTTTGAAACCCAACACTCTCTGCCAAGGACGCGGAATCCTCTTCCATTTTGAGATATTTATTTTTCGCCAATTTTATGTTTGCAATATTCCAGACAAAGAAACCACCGGGCATCAGAAATTCGTGGACATTCTGCATTGTCTTTTTCAAGAAACCATTCTTCCACGCTTCGTAGGAATTGAATTTCTTATATGACTGTGCATCATCATCACTATATCTTTCCCGATTGAAATATGGTGGTGAGGTATAAGCCAAAACCGCCTTACCTTTGTACTTTTCAAATAGGTCTGTTTTATCAAAATCCTCGGAACCCGAGCAAATTGGATACACTTCGGCGGTGCAGGAAGGGTCAATGAATTTCTTCCAGAACTTTTCTATCATCCCATACCTCTCGTATATCGCCGAGTTGGGGTCTGTTCCTATATATACACACCTTTTATTTCTTAGCTGGGAAGAAGCCGAAAGAAATGAAATCAATCTACCGCCCCACCCCATTGACGGGTCAAAGACAATTATCTCTTCCTCCTCTACACAGGGAGACATCTTCAACATAAAATGTTGATATATCCATTTTGCCACGGGGCATCTTATATTTGAAACTGGCTGTGTTCCGGAACCCATTCTGATTGATTGTTTGAGAGTGGGCCAGACGGGTTTATTCGGGTTGTCTCTCCATCCATTGAGTTTATCTTTCCACAACATCCTCTTCATCTTCTTCATATAGACTTGTTTATCTCTCAACAAGTCTATTACAGATGGTGTCTGCTGATTTATTCCACGGGTAATGGGAACATCCATCATTTCTGGAAACCAATGGTCTATAACAGTTGACCAGGCGTTGTACCCCTTGAGGATTTTCTTGCCATCCTCTTCAAAATATATGTCAGGTTTATTCGGGTTGAGCCCGTGAAACTTTCTCAATCTGGTAATTATTTCTTCAAGAGAGGCGGAGCCTGCACCAACCGGATAATGTTCCTTCTCATACTTCTCCAAAAAGAAAATACGCAGTTTTTCTGCGTACTTTTCAAATTCCTTTTCAGACATATCCCTGACTATTGGCCACAATGGGTTCAATTCATCAGGAACTTCAAGTGTCGTATACAATGGAAGGAAATCACAGTCCTCAATTTTATCTTCCTTCACATCAAAAAATGTTTCAATCATTATATCCTCTGAATTTCTCAATACTCTCTTTCAATAGTTGTTCGCCCTTCGACGGATTATAAATCGTAAAGGCCGGGTGAACAGAAATCACCACGGGGCAATCAAATTCCCTGCTGTGTACTTCTTTTCCACTATGTTTCATTATATCACTTTCGCCCAGAATTGTAAACAGGGCGTACCCACCCAAAATCAATATGGCCCGCGGTTTCAAAACCTTCAAATATTTTCTTATCCACGGCCAGCATTGTTCCATCTGTTCATTCGATGGTTTTCCATTCTTATTTCCCACCACAGGCCTGCAATTTACGGAATTGATAATCAGGAAATCCTCTCTGGAAAGGCCGTTTCTTTTCATTGCATCCCAAAGGATATTTCCGGCCTTTCCGACAAAAGGTGAGTTCTCACGGACTTCATCGAAGCCCGGAGCCTCACCTATTATCGCAAAACGGGAGGAAGATACCCAATAGGGTTTCGCCCCACCATTCTGAAAGAGAGAACATTTTTTACACTCCCCGATCATATTGTCGAGAAGCGACAACATTCGTAGTTGTTTTTTATCCATCAAGTATCATCACCAATACAGCACAAAATATGAGAAACACAAGACCAAGAACGGGCGGAACCCAAATCGGAGCAAATATCCACCACCAAGACCACCCAATAAAACCCAAGACTTTGAGGGTTATCAAAAATATTGTCAATAAAACAAAAGGCCACATACTCAAACTTCTCCTTTCTCTTTTTTCCCACCATCGTTTTTTCATCGCCTGCTCCTCTGGCCTCTTTCCTGACCAATCAGGACGGCTTTTCTTTCATCACCAGTTTCCTTCGCGTCCTCCAACCACAGTTCAAGCTCGGAAGTATCGTACATCTTCAATGTGCGAGTATCGTAATAAAATTTGTCCACTTCCCCAACTCGACCACCAATCCTGTTCTTCACAATCTTATAATGCAGTTCACTCTCATAAATCAGTTTCTCGTCATCCACGCCGTAGATTGCCATAAAATCTGCGGTTGCCGGAACCCCCATACTTTCTGCGATATAGACAAAATCAACTTCATCAAAAGCAATCATCGAGCCTTCCCTGTTCAATTGTGAAACAGAAACAACCGGACATTCAAACTGGAATGACATCGCTCTACATTCCTCGGCTATCCTCTTGACATCAGAATAGAGATTGTCTTTACCTGAATAGGTGGGTTTCATTATATTGATATAGTCGAGGTAGATGATATCTGGTTTCACACCCCTGATAATCCATTCCCTTATCAACCTTTTTATATCCTGAACAGAGGCCTCGCCGGTTGGAAATTGTTTGATGACGAGTTTTCCTCGTTGAGGGGTTTCACTCTTTATCTTTCTCAATCTGGATATCAATTGGCTCTTCATCGCCTCAAGAGTATATATCTTGTTGATATCAAGGTTACTGAAGATACTGTCAAATCTTTGTGCGAAAGCATCCTCTGACATTTCCAATGTACAGAGAAATACATTATGACCGTGAAGAACTTGGCGGGCAGCAATATTGGCAAGGGTATTTGATTTGAACCCGTGAACACGGGCCACAATTACCGAAAATGTAAATGGTGGGAACCCACCATTGAGATACTCATCGAATTGGGGAAAATATGTTCTTATCCTGTTTGAGGATGTAGTGAAAATCCTCTTCAATCTTTCCCCGAGCATTTCAAAATAGTCAAGACCGATATCTATCCTCAAATCTTTCGCCAGGGCAGCCTCGACCAGTTCTCTTATCTTTCCTCTCTCTTCTATCTTTCCACTATTGATAACATCAACGGAATCGAGAATGGCTCTCTTGACGGCTTTATCCTTGAGATATTCATTCGATTCCTTGAGAAGATAATCCCAGTTCTTCGCGATATCGAAATCAATAGCGTCCATCTCGGAGAATATTTCCCGAATCTCATCATCGTGATGAGAAAGGGAACCCCTGATGGCATCCCTCGGTGGGATTTTGTCATACTGCTCCAGATGAGACTTCAGAAAAGTGAAAATCTCCGATATTACGGGATCATCAAAATACTCTGTTCGAAATGTGGATGTAATAGTCGCAAGAAATCCCTTGTCAACCATACAACCTTTCAATATGACTTTTTCAAGAAATCTCGAATCCATCAATTCACCTGCTCGAATTGGCTACACTTATATATTATCTGATCTTTGGACATTTGACAATTATGCTTACAAAGATTACAGAGGCTCTTATTTTTTTCGAGAGAAATTGGATAGACCTTTTCATAAGATTTGGGTAAAATGAAAAGTTTTTCCACATCAAGCTCGTCCAATATTTCCTTTGCAACGGTGCTCGCTCTGCCTTGCAATCTCAAATATTGTTTGAGAGTAAGATAATTTTTGATATTTGGAACATCATCAACCTTGGTGATTTTTTTCAAAAAATTGAATTTGTTCTTCCTCAAAATTCCAAGGTTCCAGCTTCCATCCGTATCCTTTACAACGGCCATTGCTTTTATGTTTATACTCATAAAACGCCTCCACATTTTATCTACTGTATTATACCACAATTTGGCTTGATTGTAAATAGAAGTTTACACTTGAAATACAATATGTTATAATAGTATAAATACATATACAAGAGGATCTTCAATGAATAATAACAATGATTTGGCCCAAGGTGAAGTTGTAGAAAGGGATAAAATCTGGAAAGAATTATATAATTTACACCCGATAGACAAGCAAGTCCAGTTTTCAGAACTCGATATACAGGAAAAAATCCGAAATCAACCATTTCTTTTACTCCAATATAATGACCTCTATTACAAGGAAAGGGCCCGGATGGATAAAATGTTGGAAGTTGTAGATAAAATACAGGGTACAAGATATGACTTCTACAAATTCAATTACGATAAAGAGCTGACAAAATACGAAATAGAAAAGTTTTATCTTCCAAAAGACCCCACCCTCCTGAAAGCAAAGGAAAAACTGAGAAAACAACAATGGAGAGTTGACTTCTACAAAATGTGTTCTGATGCCATAAACAATCAAGGTTGGCAAATGAAAGCCTTCGTTGAAGGTATGAAACAAGGTCTATTATAATCCAATGGTCACAATTTGTAAACACGATTTTCTGAACATCCAGATCAATACGGATGATTACAAATATCTGCGTGAAGTGAGAGATCATTTTTCGGCATATGTCGAGGGATACCAATTTATGCCGGCCTTCACACACAGCGGATGGGATGGCAAGGTTTCGATGCTAAATCTCTCGAAAAAAACCATTCCATATGGATTACTGACCGACTTCATAAAGTTCCATAAGAAGTATTATCCCGAAGTCGAATTGAAAATAGAGCAGGATGTATTGAACCTTTTTCGTGGAACCAATATTCAGCCAGAATATAATCTCTCTCTCGAACCACACTATTATCAGGACGATTGTATCAAATCGGCTCTCAAATACAAGCGAGGAATAATAAGATCTGCAACGGCAAGCGGAAAATCCCTGATTATATCTTACATTATAAAAACTCTCTTTGAAAACAACCTTTCAAAGAAAGTTCTGATCATTGTTCCAACCATTTCCCTCGTAGAACAATTTTACGGTGACCTTTTGGAGTACGGTTCTTTCAAGGAAAAAGACTTGGGAAGGGTCTTTGAAAAATACAAGGAGTTCGGTAAAAGGGTTGTCATTTCTACCTGGCAAACTTTGAGTAGAAACCACGATCTTCTTCCGGGCTTTGATTGTGTAATATGTGATGAAACACACGGAGCGAGAGCCCACGAAATCAAAAAAATCCTCAGCAAATGCACGAATGCGGATTACCGCCTTGGATTTACAGGAACACTACCTACGCCAAAAATTGATATGTGGAACATCAAATCCTATCTTGGGCCGATATTGAGAGAGTACGGGGCAGGACAACTTGGGGATGAGGGATACATAAGTAAATGCAATGTCAAGTTCGTTGGTATACATTACAAGAGAAATTTCAAAGGTACATACGATGAAATCAAGGATATCGTTTTCAGAAACGGTTTCAGATTGGATGTCATCAGGGAAATAATCAAGTCTGTAGATAAAAATATTCTTATACTGGTTCACCGTGTAGAAAAAGAAGGAATACTATTGAAACAATTCCTCGAAAAAAATCCGATTGATGACAGGGAAATTGTATTTCTGTACGGTAAGTCAAAAGTCGAGGACAGAGAATATTGGAGAAAGGAATGTGAAAAGAGAAATGACATTATACTGATTGCGACCTATGGAATATTTCAAATGGGTATCAACATTCCCTCATTGAAATATGTCATCCTCGGCAGCCCCTTCAAAAGCAAGATAAGGGTTCTTCAATCAATCGGGAGAAGTTTGAGGAAACATTCCGACAAACTGGACGGGGCATATATATTCGATATTTTCGACAACTGTAAATATTTGAGGGATCACGGAATAAAGAGGGAGCGTCATTATATCGCCGAGGGTTTCAAAGTTGAGGATATTATTCTTGAGGAAGGTTCTTCTGCTTTTCCGTCATTTGTTTGATTTCTTTATCTCTGCTTCCTCTCTTATCAAACTTTTCCTTGTGGTGCCAGAGAATATGTCTTTTTGCAAATGAAAGAAGTTCATTATCCCCGCCTTTACTTTTCTTCATCGTGCTATTTTCGACCTTGAGATATTTCTTTTCTCTGTCATTATATCCCGCAATGAGTGATTGATTTTGAGAAATGCGGGCTATAAACACGCCTTCGAAATTTCCGGACGAGATCCATTCACCCTGAAAAAAATTGCCCTGTAAAAAGTTCTTGAATAACATATTATTTCTTTTCTTTCCAGATATAAAAATATTGTGAGTTGGTGCGGCGCTCAAAGTCGGATTCGAACTCCAAGCCCGTATCATCACAGTAATCTACAAAATAGTTTGTGACATCGTAGAAATCTTTGTTATAGAAAAAGAGGATTTGTGGTGGTTTCCATACCACTTCCATCTTTCTTTCCTCTTCCGTATGGTCTTTTGAAAATGATTTCAATGTGTAGGTTGTATTACGGGGGCTCCGGATGAATGTTTTCAACATATTTTTGTCGGTCTGTGATAGTCTATTCGTTGCCTCCACCAGAACATCTTTATAAAAAAATTCGTCAAACTTTGTCATATCAGTCTGTCAAACCTCTTCCTCTTTTTGCTTTTACAACAACTTCTTTATAGAGTGTGATCAATCTTTCGAGGGGATCTTTTATATCCCGAATACATCCTATTGCCTCTCTATAAAACTTCAAACTGTATTCATCATATTCATCCCAATAATCCTTATATTGTAGGCTTGTGCTACTATTGGAATAACTCTTTTCCTTTTTTTCAAGAAAGTCGAGAAGCTTCTCCGACATCTTCAATATCACCGCCTCGTCTTTCAATGGAGTAGTATAAATTGCTTCCGTTATGTAATTTTTCAGTTTCATCTCACTATCGCCCTCTCTGGAATATCTCCTTTGTGCCAAACATTTCCTTCGGCCTGACCCGTCGTTCTCATATTCATCGGGTCAAGTTGAGCAAGGTCTATTTTCAGCATATTCTTACCATATGAATAGGGGTCTGGTGACAGCCAAATAACTTTGTCAACCTTGACACCGAAATCACTATCCATCGCCTCTTGTGACCCGTCCGCGCTCCTATTCTTGTACGCCTTTGCTCCTCTACCTACTTCTTCTCCGCCGGGTGGTCTATGATAATAATATCTCGGAACAATATTCGGATATCTTCCTTTCCTACCACCAGCTATCATCACTTGTTTTTCAGGATCAAAGGTTTTGAACCATCCCTCAAACTTCTTCTGGAACATTTTCTGCTTTGAACCAATCGGTTTGCTTTCTACAAGATAATGTTGTAACCTCATCAGTCCATATGCTCCATATTCGTATGCCTATATTCTGTCTGTCTCCCGTACATTATTATACCATAATGCCAGGATTTATTTTCCTGATCGATATAAGCGTGCCATCTTGCATCCAGTTCATCATATGTCAGATAGGTTCTCTTGGATGATGCGGGATCTTCAAAATAAATCCTTTTATCATCATATCCTATTACGGCAACCCAATGGGCCCAATCCCATTCTTCATTCCAATCCACAGGAGTATCTGGCCAAGCCTGAACCATAATCATTACTGGCACACCACTATCAACAAATGACTTCAATTCATCAATAGATATATTCTCTTTTTCCAGAGGCCTCAAACCGTACTTTCGCGCCACCCTGATTATATCTGCAGGCTCGGCGCCAATGTCTGGATCGACTTTCAAATCTTCTATAATATCCGATTCGCGATATTCCTCTCCATAATAAAAGAGAATTGATTGCAATACAGAAGCACCACAGTCGTAATCATAGGCTTGTCTCAGCTCCGGAAACTCCATCAGTTTCATATTGTTTACGAAAATGGAAAACCTGCTCATTTCTTCTCCCCGCCGTGAAGTTTCAATATATATTTATCAATCTCATCCTGATCTTGGATATTATTGTCTATCGCCCACTCTGTCGCCTTCTTGATAATCTTTCCTACTTGTGGGCCGGGGGATAGTCCTGTCAGTTCCATAACCCTATGGCCGTCCACCACTTTCATAATGTGGTTGACCATTTTCTGGCCCCATTTCTTCTTTATTTCCACGGCAAGATCAACAATTTTCTCAAAATCATCTCTCGCCATAAACTTCTCACCACGGGAAAACTCGTCAGCTCTCGCCACCGCAACCAGAACATCCCAGTTTTCATCGCCCACCAGTTTGGCAATCTTGCTCGGTTTCATACCGATGATTTTCTGGAACTTCATATGATTTGCTACGGCAAAAAGAATTGCATCCCTTTCCTTGTTGCTCAGCCTCAATCTGTCAGCGATATCATCTACCAGTTTGACGCCTTCCTCAGCGTGTTGGTAGTATATCGGGCCCCTTTCGTTGTAGTCGAGGGTAATACCTTTACCGACATCGTGGAGAAGAATGGCAAGATTTACGAGGGGGTCTTTACTCCGGCTGTTTTCCAGAGCCGCCAGAATATGTTCCCATACATCACCTTCAGGATGGAACTCCTTGACGTGCGGCATACCTTTCAGTTTAGCAATCTCCGGTAGAACAATTTCCAGTATGCCCATTTCATCAAGATAGGTGAGATACTTTGCAAACTTATCACCACCGGAACTCGCGGCTTTGAAGATTTCATCTTTTATTCTCTCGGCGGCCAGACCTTTCACCTTTCCTGCCAGCTCTGTGGCAGCCTCTTTTGTCTTTGGGTCTATGGCAAATCCAAGGCGGGAGGCAAACCGTGCGGTTCTCATAATCCTCAAATAATCCTCACCAAATCTGTCGTGAGGATTTCCAACCGTTCTGATAACCTTGTTCTTTATATCTTTCATTCCGTCAAAATAATCTATGATATTTCCATCTGCATCCACCGCCATTGCGTTGATAGTGAAATCCCTTCTTGCGGCATCAGCCTCAAATGAACCTACGATTTTTATTGTGTCCGGCCTTCGGCCATCCTTGTATTTTCCATCCTCACGGAACTGTGCCACTTCATAACTGAAACCACCTTCCCTCACTACAACCAGACCAAACTCTTTTGATTTACCAATGTCATATACTTTCCAGATTTTAGCGAGCTCGTCCATCGGCATATTGGTCGCGATGTCGATATCTTTCGGTTTGTCTCCAAGAACAATATCCCTGACAGCACCACCAGTAATATAGGCTGCATATCCTTTCGATGTTATTTTTTTCAGAACAGAAACAGCACCGCGGAGAATAGGCTCGGAATTATAATATTCCATCCATTGTCTGAGCTGCTCTGCTTCGGAAAGTAAATTTCTTCTTATACTCATCTGGCCAATCCACCCGTCTGTATTACAGATTTTAGATTTGAAAGTATTTGGCTATTACCTGATTTGAAAAAAAGTGTATATAAAACGCCTAAAACCAAATTCATCAATTTTGAGGACATCCATACAAAAGAAATTCCAGTTGAAAACCCAACAAACAATAATGAGATGTTCATCAAAGCTCGCGGAGAACCCAAGAAATCCTCTATTGAATACCTTCCCGCAAGCGCATCAATAATATCACCAACATCATAATCAAAATCCATACTATATAAAAATGTATAATTTATCCAAATAAACAGCATCAGGGCAGCCATCGGGGGCCCCCCAGCTTTTTCAAAACCGGATATTTGTTCAAAATTTCATCAATCGTGGCAGCACCAGATTGTAATTTTTGAAATAATTTCAGTTTGTGTATTTCTCTGAAAGCAGCAAACAAAGAGGCACTCATCACATTGGATAGCGAAGCCAATACTTTGAACATATTTTTGAAACTGAAACGAAATGCTTTCAAAAGAGAGAAAAACTGCCTGTCTTTGAACGCCTTCAAAATTTCCTCGATACTTATGTTGACAAGTTTTGAAATCTCATTGATTATATTTTTTATTTCGGATAAAACACCATATGCTATATTTTTCGCTGTTTGAACCTCTCATCACTAAAGTGACGAGATTCCTGCTTCACTGACTTCGTAACCTCCATCTCCACAGGCTTAAAATCCGATAGTCCCTACCGTACTTATATTTAATTTATGCTACCAATCCTAATAATCTCATACCTTCATTTTTAATATTTATTGCAGCATTTATATCCCTATTGTGAATTGTATTACATTCTGGACATTTCCATTCTCTAATAGATAAATCTTTCACTCCTATATTCTTATATCCACATACACTACATAATTGACTAGAAGGGAAGAAAGGATCTATTTTTTGAATAATCCTATCATGCCATAATGCCTTATAATTATTTTGTCTTACAAATTCACTCCAAGATACATCACTAATTACTTTAGCTAATTTATGATTCTTAACCATACCTTTTACATTCAAATCTTCAAAACAAATAATTTGGTTTTCTCTTATAAGTTTTGTTGATGTTTTATGTAAAAAATCATTGCGTTGGTTAGCAATCTTTTCATGTACAATATTAAGTTTGACTCTTTGTTTATTTCTATTTTTACTACCTTTTTTCTTTTTACTAAGTTTTCGTTGCTCTCGTTTTAATTTCTTCTCAAGTTTGGATAAATATTTTGGATTTGTTATTGTCTCACCATTAGAACAAATAGCAAAGTCTTTAATACCTAAATCAATACCAATTATATTTTTATTATCATCATATTTTTCTATTTTAACATCTGTACAACAAATAGATATAAAATATTTACCAGAACAAGTTTTCATAATAGTGCAGTTTAATATTCTGCCTTGTATTTCCCTTGACTTAGCAAATTTAACTAATCCGAGTTTAGGTAGTTTTATTTTATTGTTTTTTATTTCAATATTGTTGTTTGTAAAAGTAGTTCTATAAGAATGTTTATTATTATGTTTACTTTTAAACTTAGGAAATCCTTGCTCTTTATTTCCCTTTTTAACTTCTCTAAAGAAATTCTGATAAGCCTTATCTAAATCTTTTAAAGAATTTTGTAAAGCAAATTTATCTATTTCTTTTAACCATTCTTTTTCTTTTTTAAGATTCGTTAAATCAGCAGAACAAGCATTATAATTCATTGATTTTTGTTCTGTTTTATATAATTCAATTCTTTTATTTAGATAGTAATTATAAACAAATCTTATACAACCAAAAGTTTTTGCTAATTGTTCTTCTTGTTTCTTATTGGGATACAATCTAAACTTAAATGCTTTTTCTGCCATAAATAAATTCACCTACTTTTCTTTTTGAGTATTAATATAATTTTCTATTTGTTCTCTAGTATTTTCACTTACAGTTGCTACAAAATATGAAGGATTCCACAAATGTCCACCCCATAATTTTTTCTTTAATTCAGGATGGTGTTGAAACATTCTTCTAGCACTAACACCTTTTAACGTTTTTATCATATCGGGGATAAAATGTTGAGGGGTACAATCTATTAATAAATGGATATGATCTAAATTACTTTCCATAGTTATAATCATAAAATTATTTTCACTTGCTATTTCATATAATAATTCTTTAAGTTTTTCTTCTACCTTTCCTTTTAAAACTTTATGTCTATATTTCACACACCACACAATATGATATTGAATTGAATAAACATAACCTCTACCATGTGTTATTTTTTGCATTTAATCACCTCTACATATATATTATCATATGTAGAGGTGAATGTAAAGTAATTATGGTATTTGTGTTTATATTTAATTTAACATATGTATAACCGACCTAACTCATGACTGAAGTCACGAGTGTGCGGTCGGGCTTCATCAATAGCCCCCTCATTCAAATATATATTGTCGAGTATTCCACAATATTCTTCATATGTCAACTCCAATATATATTTTTCTTCTTCTATAAGATACTGCTGAAATCTCATCTATATTCTTCCCTATTTACGGAAAGGTTTTTCCTTTCTGTTACTGAAATACTGATCGAGCCAATTCCATTCCTTACCTCTTATATCCTTGTCAACAAATATATCCGTTATTATCATCTTTGGCCCGCTTACCTGACACATTCCTGTCAACAACGGGCCGGCAATCGACTTGTGTGTAATCGGTATAAGGCCTTTCTTGACAAGTCTCGCCATCATCCACGCATGAATTTCAACTTCCTCATCCCATACATAAAGATTTTTCTTGAACTGGTCTGCGATAAATCTCATACCGTTCAATCTGAACTGGTTCATATCTCTCACATCGGGGTTCACATATACAGCCAACCTTTCCTCTTCGAAATAGGGATCCGCGTCCAATGACATCAAATACTTTTCTTGAAGATATTTTAGAAATCTCATTTCTGAAATTCGCCCTCATACCCGTAATGATGATATTCCTTTTCCACTTCGTCCATCCATTCATCGTAATTACTTATATACTTTTTGAGATAATCTACAGATATCCTGAAATTATAATTAACCCAGCTTTGTCCTTCCGCTGGTTCATCTATTTCCATTCGACCATTGGCATCTGCCGTAATAAATCCCTCTATATATGGCAAGGTTCCAATCGGCATCCGGCCGGAAGGCCCGCGGGCGGCTTTTATATAACCCTTCTTTTGTAACCATTTGAACATAGTATAATGTATGGCAGCTGGGTAGGGCCAGATTATAAGATTTTTCTCTGATGGAACTGAAAGAAATCTGAATTTTCTGATGCCCGAGGATTTCACAAGATTTTTTACTTCGGGTGAAGATGGATTGATATATACTTCCAGATATTTTTCACCAAGTCTGTTTCCCAAAGAAGCAACAGACCATTCATCTTCTTTGCCTCTATATGTAGCCAAATATTTTTCTTGAAGATACTTTTGTAGTCTCATTTATCTTTACTGGCCTCAAATCTATTGAATTCACCGAAATTCGAAATGTATGCCATTATCCTGTCCATATTACTGAAATATTTTTCTATCCATTCCCATCCCTCTTCCTGAATACCTTCGTAGTCTCTCATACTGTAACCAAGGCCCCATTCGAATTTCATTTTATCACCGTCTATTGAAGCAAATCCGGAAAATAGACTTTCTGGCGCTCTTCCCCACTCATCTGTGGGTATTTTATCAATACTCTGAAGATATTCAAGAACACAGGAATGGATGCCTTCATCCTCCGCTGACCATATAAATATTTTCTTATTTGGAGAGAAGGCAATAAACTTTATAGTGGCCTGTGGAAATTGCTGTGTCCTCGAATAGATATCGGGCATTTTCCGTATTTCTTCCGGCGTTGGATTTTCATATATATGTGCTCTCGCTCCGGTATGCTTATAAAGGCCCAAATAATCTTCTCTCAAATATTTTTTCAATCTCATTTCTGCCTCAGTTTTCTCTCATACCTTGCAATCCATTCCTTCGGATAACCCATTCTCTCATATTCTTTCAATCTCGCTTCCGGATCAAGTGCGGATTGTATATTCTTGTATATCACCCATTCCGTATATTTGAGATAATTTACTATCGCCTCTTTTACATCCTGATATGTTTTTACATCTTCGGCTCTCTTGAATATTTTCAGCTGCCCCTTGGTATCGTATATCAATGAACCAATCGATACCAACCAGTATTCCTTGGTTGATATTATTACCTCTCCCTTGGCATCAGCCGGAGGCATCTTGTTATTGTAGTAGATATAGTTTTCCAGAACCGAATTTATTTCTTCGGGGTCTTTGATTTGTATCAAATCAAATACATCCGGATTATAACAAGTAACATAAGAACTGGTGGGTATAAAAACATATGGCGTTCCAAAGAATATGGCGTGTACATAAGAACGAGTTGTGAATACTGGCGGTGTGTCCATATTCAGCTTTTTGGTAATACTACCAAGGCCGGCGCCCAAACTGGAACCTCTGAAGTTAATCTCTCCCCTATCATTTTTTATCTTTACTGCCCTTCCACCGCCGTGATACGATTGCTCTTGACCAATTAGGCGTGACGGGGGCGCGCCCCAACCCTTCCAAAGTACAGGAGCATTGCCCGGAACCCCATTCAAATCTTTCAATATCTCATCATAGCTCCAATCACCCCTTTTGGAGAGGATGCTTTCTTTCATAAAACTAGCAAGTCTCATTACTCATCACCTGGCTGTTCATATGAATTGGCCCTGATATATAAAATGATTTTATTCATATTCGAAAAATATCTTGAAAGCCAACTCCACTCATAATGAAGGCCTCCAAAAATTTGATATCCCCTTGTAAAGAACATTTTATTACCTTTTGGCATTGCATATCCTGCAAAAAGGCCGGAAGCAGAAGAGTTCCAAGCTTCTCTTATTTTCCTTTTCGAGTGAAGATAGTCCATAACATAATCGTGTATACCCCCCTCACTTTTCCATATAAAGATTTGTTGCGTTGGCGCATATGCGAGGAACCTGATAGTTTCTTCCGGATCAATATGCTGTTCTTTCTTCTGGATGGATGGCATAAATCTTATCTCATTTGGGCTGGGATTTTCATATATTTCCGTATGCATTCCGGCATATTTGTATATTCCGATATAGTTTTCCTGAAGATATTTTAAAAATCTCATTTATTTCTTTCCATCGCCAATTTTAGTTTTTGAAGATTTACATCATCCAAAGACTTGATGTTCTGGTGAAAAGTTTTATTGATGAAATCTATCATCTTCTCTTCATCACCTCTTTTCCTGATCTCGTCAACGAAATCATACCAGTTGACCTTCAATTGATACTTGATCTGAGCAGGCTTTATCCCGGCGAATTTACTGAGAAGATTGGCTATAATACTCGAAATACCGTTCTCCAATACCTACCAGAATCTACCATGAGATTCTGCGCTTGGTTCCTGCTTCAAAGAGGCTGCCAACGATACTGCTGTTGGTCTTATATCACTCTCCACAGGCGTAACTTTCCGAGGAACTCTCGGTAGTTTTGCTGCTAAATTCTTGAGATTGATGGCTGCGTTTAGGTCGCGGTCATGTATTGCACCACAGTCGCAAGTCCACTCCCTATCTGATAACTTCAACTCCGAGTTGATGCAACCACAATGCCTGCATAGACGCGAAGATGGGAAAAATCTGTCGGCGACTATCAATTCGGAGCCGTACCAAACTGTCTTGTATTCCAGTTGCCTGCGAAACTCGGCAAATCCGACATCGCTAATTGCCTGCGCCAGGCAATGATTTGCCAACATGCCTGACACATTCAGGTCTTCAAGAACAACTACACTGGGGCGTTCGCTATCTGGCTTGGTTTTCGCCACAATAGCCGAAGTCGCCTTGTGTAGTGTGTCGCGCCGGATGTTGGCTATTCTTTGATACGCTTTAGCAATTTTCTTCCGTGTTTTTTCTCGGTTCTTTCCGCCTTTCTTTCGGCGTGATAGCTCGCGCTGAAGTCGCCTTAATTTTCCTTGTGCCTTCTTTAGTGGTTTCGGGTTCTCGAATCTTGTTCCATCACTGATCACAGCCAAGTCTTTGATACCTAAATCAACACCTACAGGTTCACCGATCGCCTGAGTGGTCTCAATCTCTTGTTTGCATTGAACACTAACGAACCACCCTCCCGCCGCTTCTGAAACAGTAACAGACAAGATGTGGATACCATCAGTTGGAATGTAGCCGCGCTCCTTCAATCTTAACCAACCAATCCGAGGCAGCTTGATGTGTGTTTCCGTGACGTGGATTGCACCTGTCAATCTGAAACTGCCAATGCCGTTTTTGCGGGATTTGAACTTAGGGAAACCAGGAGCCTCACCACCATTTTTCACGCGGCGGAAGAAGTTTTGATACGCCCTGTCCAAATCGCGCAGGGCTTCTTGTGGAGCAGCTTTTGAAACTTCGTAAAGCCAGGGGAAATCTGTCTTTTTCAATGCGTTCAACTGCCGGTGTTGCTCTATAGCATTGCTGGACTTACCGGTTTCCTCATATTCCTGCTTTCGTCTTGCAAGTCCCCAGTTCCAAGCAAAGCGAGCAGCGCCCGCATGTTTCAGCAATGCAGTTCGTTGAACATTGTTGGGGTCAAGCTCGGTTTTGTAGGCTCTAAGAATTTCCATCAGTCTTTTTCTTCCTACGTTCTGCACTTCTGCGACCATAGATTTTTGCGCTGAATGACGAAAGCAATGAAAGCATATCCTCGACCAACTCAGCCTCGTAGGATTTTGGCAATACTTCTTCACACCATTCTACGGCAACACCGTGACTCTCAAATAGTCTGACAAAGATTGAGAAATTGAAACGAGCCAATCTATCCTTGTGTTCAATGACAACTCGATTGATTTTCTGCTCGATAGCCAAGTCAAATAACCTGTGCAACTTTGGGCGGCTGTCGTTCATGCCTGATAGCGTTTCCTCAAAAACATAGCCAACTCGATATTGTTTGTTGGCACAGTATTCAAGCACTCGCAACTTTTGGCGTTCTAAGTCGCCTTTCTGTTTCTGGTCGTGGCTGCTGACACGGGTATAAACCGCAACACAATCATTTGGCGGATTGTCTTCTGATACTACACCTTGAAGTTGCTCAATATCTTCAATGCGGTATCTCCGATGTCCGCCCTTTGTACGTTCTGCTTTCAATGCGCCAGAATCGTCCCACGCTCGGAGCGTAGAGATTCCGACACCCAAAAGTTCAGCGGCTTTCGCTATCCCGATTAGTCTCTTGCTCGTCATCCAGTTCCTTCTCGAAAAGTTCTCGCCAATGGTCGTAGATGCGCTGAAATTCCTCATTGGTGGGAACTTCATCGAGTTCAAACGGGTGTTGGTAAACCCGCCCGTCGTCAAGTTCAAACTCAGTCTTGGTTACTCGTGTGACCATCGCTCGTTTCATCCTTC